TAAGACTTACGAATAATATCGCCTACAACTGAGGTGTTATTGTTCAGAGCAGAATCAACATACTGCTTATTAATTACACTCATTGCTTGTGTAGGGTTTGAGACAGATAGATATCCTGTTAGAGCATCACCTGCTGTTGATAAAGCATCGGTAACACCATAACCAGAAAGAGTATTTGGCTTACCAGTTACTTTATTCCAATCAAAATTAGGTATATCTGACCCTACTAAAATATCATTACCAGTAATACGTCCTTTGGTATCAACAATAACTTTAGCATAACTTCCTGGTGTGACACCAAGATTAGTTAAAGTGAGGAAATTACTTCCTTGACTAGATGTGACATCACCTGTAAATGCAGGTAAACTAGAAATAGGTAAAACTCCACCAAGAACATTATTAGCATTCAAGCTGGAAAAAACAGTATCAACGTAGTATTTAGTAGCAGCTTCTAAAGGTTGCGATGGACCGTTAGCAAGGATCAGTGGTCCGAGCATTGCGCCGCCATTGGCACTTAAAGAAGAAGAAGACGTACCTTTTCTACCCATGTTAACTCTCATAATAGCTCCTTAGTTAGCCTAGAATATGGTTCACAGAATTCTTGTCTTCAAAGACCTAAATTAAAAAAACAAACAAGATTGAATTTTGTGATCATCCATCAAGGACAAAAACATGCTTTTAATGTTCAATCAGTTTCTTTTAAAAGAAGCTATAAGAAGCCCTATTTACTTACTTAATCCAGCGGTTATTAAACAAGAAGAGATTAGTCTTCCAAGATTATCTATTATTCATTACCTAGAAAATGCTTTTGATAATCATTTTCCGACAAGGGATCTTGTTTATTTTAACAACATCCTTAAGAATAAAAAAATTCCTGTTTTCAATATTGTCGATCTTATTTCAAAAGAAGAAACGTCAACGCTGCTGAATAAAATGGCAGGACAAGAAGTCCGTAAATGGATGCAAGAAAATAATCGTGATTTCAAGAATGTTAATCTTCTCGAAATACCTAATCAAGATGTTAACTTAATTGCTGTTTATAATTATAACATTTTAAAAGATCTTTACAAATATAAAGGATCTTTACTTTCTTCTCATTATAAATATCAAAACCTTTATGGTACATATTGGTATTATATTAAAGAAGCTATTAATAAAGAAAATGAATCCTATCAGTTTGTTAAAATTGAATTACCTAACGTTATCCCTAATGTTAATGTTATCAATGTTCTTTTAAAGTTTAACCCTATTAAATTTGCAAGAATTGTTAATGATAACAGACTAGCACAAATTCTAGATCTTTACAGATGGTTACTTGAGACAACACGTCAAGGATCTACTTTAAAGAATATCACAGATGAAGATTCTAAACGAATTATTATTGAATTATCTTACAAAGGTTATAGTTCATTTTTACCGCTCTATGTTATTCGCAGTATCTGTGAAGAATCTAAGTTAGAAAATACATCAAAGATTTCTAATGCTAAAGCTCAGAAATTACTTATTCTAACACTTTATAAAATTCAAAATAAAATAAATGCCTTACTTGAAATAAATGAAGAAGGTGAAAAGGTTGTATTAACAGATGATACACCAGAAATACGTGGTGATCAAATTAAACATGAAGATGATGAAGAGCATGAACAGGACTTTGACATCACTCATGATAGTGATAAGATGGATAGTTTCCCGACACCAGATTCTATTATACCTGGAACCAAGGTTGCACCGTTAAATAAAAATGATAAAGTATTTGATGATCGAATTAATAGTGCTGTCGATATTAATATCACAAATTTAAATCAACTTTTAGATGATGAGCTTTCAACAATCGATGCATCTGAAACAGATCGTATTTTTGAGGACTCTATTCTTCAACTTGATTCTGAAACAGAAGAACAAACCCAGTCTCCTATTGTTATCAATAATGATCCTGACCATATTGAAACTATCCTTAAAGATAAAACCTTACAAAATAAATTCGATAACTATTTAAAAGAAGTATTAGAATTTAAGCTTTTGACTTCGCAAGAAATCAGAACACTAAGGAAGACTTTTGAGACAAGACAACAACTTAAGTCTCCTTACGATCCTAATACAACTATAGATAATTATAAACAAATTATACCTGGTCAAACAAAACTGACTAAGGAAGACACGAATCTAGATATTGATAACACATTAATCGCAGATGACTTAAAGAAAGAAGTTGTTCTTAATCTTGATAAGAAATACCTTACAACAGTTCTGCATAAAGATATCGCTGCTTGTGTGACGAATATCGAAAAGGCTGGTGTTATTATTAAAGACTATACGGTTGAAAACAATTCATCTATTTTAGGTAACTATGAAGTTCATAAGTTAACACTGAAACCTTTGCATGGTAAAGAGTCAACTGTTTATTTCAGATTGCCGAAGATTGATTCCGAAGGTGAGTTCACTGCGTCAGGTATTCGATACAGAATGCGTAAGCAAAGAACTGATCTTCCTATTCGTAAAATATCTCCTACTCGTGTTGCTTTAACAAGTAACTATAGTAAACTGTTTGTATTTAGAACTGAACGTAAGAGTTTCGATAGTTATTCACATATCGTTGATCATATTAAAGAAACCTATATTGCCGGTGACAGTAACATTGTTAAAATCAAACCTGGTAACTTTTATTCCAATTTGATTCAGCTACCTAACATGTATAGCAACATGTCAATGAACTTTGACACCGTTGAAACAGATAAGTACAAGTTCCTGTTTAACTATAGACAGATGACTAACTATATCGATGAAAAAGTTATCAAAGATCTTGCAGCTAAGGATCTAGTTTTCATTGGTTATGATAAGTCTAAGAATATTCTAGCAACTGATTATCAAGATAATATCTTTAACTACTCTAAGAATATGGAAGAGATGGGTGACTTAGTCGATCTATTAGAAATGGATAGAACGAAGGTTCCTAAATCTTTCACCATGATAAACATCCTAGGTGACGGTATTCCGTTAGGCGTTGTTATGGCTTATTACTTAGGTATCTCTAATTTGATTTCAGTCACTGGTGTTAAGCATCAATTACTCGAATCAAATAAACAATACAAACCAACTAAGAATGAAATTGTTCTTAAGTTTAACGACTATAAGTTAATCATTGAACCAACCAAACCTGAAGACTTCCTTCTGTTTAATGGGTTCTTCTATTTTAAAGATGTTATTAAACAACACGAGTTGAAAGACTTTGACTATAAAGAAATTTATTTAGCCTTGTTCGAGCATCGTAATCTTTCCCTGATCCATATTAAGGAAATTAATCTTCTCGAGGAACTCTTCCTTGACCCGATTACAATCGATGTTCTTGCAAGTATGAAAGAACCTACAGATTTCTTTAAGCTTTTATTTAGAGCTAACGAAATGTTAAAGGACTTTGCTTACCCTGATATTAACGATCCTAAGTACTCTCGCATCCGTGGTTACGATAGAATGCCTGGGTTGATGTATCGTGCTTTGTCAGAAAGTATTAGAGCCTATAAGTTTAAGGGTGGTAGTAAATCCAAGATTGAACTTGATCCGTACAAAGTGTGGAACTACGTCACTCAAGATAACACCGTTAAGATAACTGAAGATAATAATCCGATCACTGATACAAAGGAAATTGAAGCAATCACTTTCTCAGGTATGGATGGTCTTAACAAAGATGCCACTCCAATGTACATGAGACGTTATCATGAAAATGATATTGGGTTTGTATCTGAAGCAACCATCGACTCTGGTGACGTTGCACTTAATACATACCTTACACCGTATGCAAGATTCAAAGATGTCCGTGGTTTGATTGACATGGATAACAATGATCATCTTACAAATAAATCTAAATTGTTCTCAACCTCGGTTATGCTTTCACCTGGTTCAGATCAAGACGATCCTAAACGGATCAACTTTGTAAATATTCAAAATGGACATACAATCATGTCCGAAGGTTATCAGCAACCGTTGCTTAGAACTGGTTATGAATATTTAATGCCATTTAAGGTTGGCAAGCTTTACTGTACTATTGCACAACAAGATGGTTCAGTTATTGCTAAAAATGATAAATTGTTAACAGTTAAGTACAAAGATGGAACAACTGAAAGCATCCAATTAGGTAACAGATACGGACGTATGGAAGGTTCTGTTTATCCTCATGAATTAGTTACCAGACTTCAAACTGGCAATAAATTCAAGAAGAGTGATTACTTGGTTTATAACACAGGGTTCTTTGAACCTGATTGGTTAGATCCAACAAAACTTGTTATGAAATTTGGTAGAACTGTTACTGTAGCTTTGATGATGACCAATGAAGTGTTTGAAGACTCTTCAGCAATCTCAACTCAACTCAGTGAAGATATGGCTACCACAATTGTAAAAGAGAAATCTTTCATTATTGATTTTAATAAAATTATTACTGGTTTAGTCTCTAAAGGAACAAATGTTGAACCTAACGATGTTCTATTTACTGTGCTGGATGAGAATACAGATTACAATAATCTTTCTGAATCAACAATTGAGATGCTTCAAAATCTAGCTTCTCTTGCACCTAAAGCAAAAGTTAAAGGTGTAGTCGATAAATATGAAATAAGATATAACGGTGAACTGTCAGATATGTCACCAAGTTTACGTAAATTGGCTTCTTATTTAGATAAAGAACTGTATGAGGAATCCAAAGGAACAGATGTTGAAAATTCCGTTGGTAAAGTTAGTTCTGAATATCGAGTCAGTGGAAAGAATCTTAACCTTGATACATTAGAACTTAAAGTTTATATCCGTGTTCGGTTAACACAGGCTATTGGTGACAAAGGTGTGTTTGCTAATCAGATGAAATCAGTTATTTCTGACGTTTATACAAATACAATTATGTCAGAAGGTGGTGAACGTATCGATGCTGTCTTTAGTTATCGAGGCATGCTTAATCGTATTGTGACATCACCTATCATGATTGGTACTACAAACAGGCTGCTTAAGCATGTTTCTAAACAAGTAGCAGATATATATTTCGGCAAATAAAAGTTTCTACCAGTGGGGTAACACCCACTGGTAGTGAATTTTTTGATTTACTTAAAAAGGACACGACATGCCAACTGTTACATATCCTTTAGATATGTCGGGTAACAATCCGGCTAACCTAATTGAAAATGAACTTCATACTGTAAACGAGGCGCATTTTAAGGACTACTATTTCTTAGTTCCTAACTTTGCACCTTTCTTTGTTGACAATTTCTCATTATCTATTTCTATTAACGGTATCACTACACCTCTGGTTGAGGATGTTGATTATTCATTCGCACTGCAATATGTCACTGGCACTCGTGTCACGGGTAAAGCAATGTATGGTGCTGTAACGCTCCATAACTTAAATTTGAATGGTGTTCTGAAAATGAACTACCAGACAATCGGTGGTGATCAGATTGCTGACAGGTTAGTTGTTCTTACAACTCTTGCTGATAAAGCTTATAACCCTAGAACAACCATTTGGGATATTTTAACTAATGTTCCTAATTCATTACCTCCGTCTCCGCACTATCAAGATTATGATCAGTTCTTCGGTCAAGCAGAACTTGTAACTAAGCTTGGTGAAATTCGTGATGCTATTATTACGAACTCGTCATTAACACAACAAGAAATTAATAACTTCTTCCAACTGCTTAACACAGGTTCTTTATCTTCTTATATTAAGAAGTCAGGCGATACCATGACTGGTCCCTTGACTCTTGCCAATAATCCGTTAGATCCTTTACATGCTGCAACTAAGCAATATGTCGATGGTTTGCTAATTAATAATTCTGAGATAACTTCAATGTTATCTAACTACGCATTAACCTCATATGTTAATCAACAAGATAATCTTAAATTAAACAAAGGTGGTGACACCATGATTGGTCCACTGAGTTTAAATCAGTCACCAGTCCAATCGTCACACGCTACTACAAAACAGTATGTTGATAATATTCAACAAAATCTTCAGCTACAGTTTAATCAGTTACAAACTGATTTTACACAAATAACACTTGATCCTGTCACTAAAGCCTACGTTGACGACAAGTTTAATGAAGTTATGGCTATCCTCACTAGCTATTTACATTCACCACGAGGCGTATAACCACCAATCTGATTTTTTTAAATAGAATGAAGGAATCAGGTAGTTTTTTCTTTTTTTTAGTGAATTAAGGAGCTAAAATGAAACTTAGTGTATATGGTAATCAGCCAATCATCACCCCGCGCGACCCGCAGCTCCCGATGGAAGCCGCGAACAAGAATTATGTTGATAACAGTATTCTTGCACATGCTAATGATGTCGGTCTGCATCTCACCTCAACCCAGAATACTTTCCTTGACTCGTTGTCTGTTTCAGGTACCGAAGTCAATTATCTTTCTGGTTTAACAAGCAATGCTCAAACCCAGCTAGATTCTAAGCTGGCACTGGCCGGCGGTACAATGACAGGCGCTCTGACGCTTGCATCTGATCCGTCAACTAGTCTTGAAGCCGCTACTAAGCAGTATACCGACGCTGGTGATGCTCTGAAGGTTGCCAAGTCCGGCGACACGATGACTGGTTATCTGACGCTGAATGCTGCTCCTACATCAAATCTTCACGCTGCTACCAAGCAGTACGTTGATTCAGGTTTATCGACACATGCTTCAGATGCATCCCTGCACCTGACTTCGACTCAGAATACTTTCCTTGACGGTATCACTGTTTCGAATACCGAAGTTAATCTTCTTTCCGGTGTTACCTCTGGTGTTCAGAGTCAACTTGATTCCAAGCTCCCTCTGGCTGGTGGTACACTGACAGGTACGCTTGTTCTTTCAGCTGATCCGACTGCTGCTCTGCAACCGGCTACCAAGCAATACACCGACACTGCTGATGCACTGAAGGTTGATAAGGCCGGCGACACCATGACTGGTGCTCTCGTCCTGTCTGGTGCTCCGACTGCTGATCTCCAGGCTTCTACCAAGAAGTATGTGGATGACAAGGATGCCGCACAAGCAACCTATATCGATAACCAAGACGCTCTGAAGGTTGCCAAAGCTGGCGACACGATGACGGGTCATCTTACCCTGAATGCTGATCCTACTTCTGCACTTCACGCTGCTACCAAGCAGTATGTTGACTCAGGTGTTTCTGGTCATGCCGGCGATGCATCACTGCACTTAACATCTGGTCAGAATACACTGCTTGATGCAATTTCTGTTAGTTCTACTGAAATTAATCAGCTGTCTGGTGTTGCTTCAAATGTTCAGACTCAGTTGGATTCTAAGCTGCCGTTAGCTGGCGGTACACTGACTGGCGCTCTGGTTCTGTCTGCTGATCCTGCCGCTGCTTTGCAACCGGCTACGAAACAGTATACCGACGCTGCTGACGCACTGAAGGTCGCTAAGGCCGGTGACACCATGACTGGTGCTCTGGTTCTGTCTGGTAATCCTGCTGCTAATCTTGAAGCTGCTCCTAAGCAGTATGTTGATTCAACAGTCAGCACACATGCTGCTGACGATACCAAGCACTTGACTGCTGCCCAGAATACATTCTTGGATGCCGTTACCGTTTCGGCTACAGAAGTTAACCAGCTTTCTGGTGTTGGTTCTAATGTTCAAGATCAGATTAATACTAAGTTTGACAAAGCCGGTGGTTTGATTACAGGTGATGTTACTCTTGATACTGGCAAAACAATTTTTGTTTCCAAGGTTCCGGCCACTGGCACTGAAGTTGTTAATAAGTCTTATGTTGATTCATTGCTGGCTGGTCAGAAATGGCAAGATCCAGTTTCAGATATCAACCTTGTTGCTGATGATCTGACCGCTGCTCCAGGATCTCCTGTTACTAATGATGTTTATATCATTGGTGCTGCTCCGACTGGTGTTTGGGCTGGTAAGGCTGGTTATGCTGTATTCTGGGACGGTGCTGCTTGGGTTGAATTGCAAGCTCGTGCTGTTGCTGTTGGTGATCGCTTTGGTGTATCTCTGACGTCAGCAACTGTTGTTGGTGCTACCCTGACAGCTCATGACAACAAGATTGTCACTATTACTAATGCTACTCCTGGTGCTATTCAGTACGCTGATGACATCATTGAAGCTGGTTCTACAACGCTGGTCTTTGATCCGCAGTCTTCTAAGTTTGGTGTTTCGTACACCCGTACTGACGAAGGTAACTGGACACCGACTAATACATCAGTTAACTTGACTGCTGGCGATGCTCTGTCACTGTCTGGTAATATCCTGAATGTTAATTACGGTAACGGTCTGGCCGTTAATGCTGATGTTCTCGAAGTTAATCTGGTAACTGCAGGCGGTCTGGAAATCGCTGGTGGTCTGCTTCAAGTTAATCTTGACGGAACAACGCTGACTTCTTCCACCAACGGTGTGAAGGTTTCTGATACCGTTATTGCTGATATCGCTGATAAGGTCTCTAAGACTGGTTCTAGTACCGTTACTGGTGCTGTGACAGTTGATGGCGCTGGTACGCTTCGTCTGAACACTGTTCCGGCTGTTGCTGCTGATGCTGTTAACAAAGGTTATGTTGACTCTGCTGATGCAAATATTCAAGGTCAAGTCACTACACTTCAAGGAACAGTTTCAACACTGAACACTGATCCGGTTACTAAGACTTATGTAGATACACAAGACGGTACAAAGGTTGCCAAGTCCGGTGACACAATGACTGGTCTTCTGACTCTGTCTGCCGATCCGACTAGTAATCTTCACGCTGCTACCAAGCAGTACGTTGATTCAGGTTTATCGACACATGCTACTGATGCTTCACTTCACCTGACCTCTGCACAGAATACCTTCATCGACGGTATCACTGTTACGTCTACGGAAGTTAACTATCTGTCTGGTGTTTCTTCCAATGTTCAAACACAAGTTGACTCTAAGCTTGCTTTGGCTGGTGGAACACTGACTGGTGCTCTGACTCTGTCTGCTGATCCGCTGACTGCACTGCAACCGGCTACGAAGCAATACACCGACACTGCTGATGCATTGAAGGTCGCTAAGGCTGGCGACACCATGACTGGTGCTCTTGTCCTGTCTGGTGCTCCGACCGCCGATCTGCATGCAGCCACTAAGAAGTATGCTGACGATCTGGATGCTGCACAAGCAACCTATATCGATAACCAAGACGCTCTGAAGGTTGCCAAAGCTGGCGACACAATGACTGGTTTCTTGTCACTTCACGCCGATCCTACCGGTGTTCTTCACGCTGCTACCAAGCAGTACGTTGATTCTAATATCTCCACACATACGTCAGATGCTACGCTGCACATGACTGCTGGCCAGAACACCTTCTTGGATGCTCTGACAGTTACGTCAACTGAAGTTAACTACCTCGAAGGTACAACTTCTTTAGTTCAGACACAGCTTGATGCTAAACTGCCTTTAGCTGGCGGTACAATGACTGGTGCTATCGAACTGGCTGCTGATCCTATTGGTTCACTGCAACCGGCTACGAAGCAATACACCGACGCCGCTGATGCACTGAAGGTAAACAAAGCTGGTGATACGTTAACTGGGTTCTTGACTCTGCACGCTGTCCCGACAACTAGTCTGCATGCCGCTACTAAGGGTTATGTTGATTCCGGTATCACATCACATGCTTCTGATGATACCAAACACTTGACTTCTGATCAGAACACATTGATCGATGCTATCACTGTTACTTCTACAGAAATTAATCAATTAGCCAGTATTTCTGGTAATGTTCAAGATCAGATTAACACTAAGGTTAATCTTTCTGGTGGTACGATGACAGGTCTTCTGACTCTGTCTGCTGACCCATCTGCTTCGCTTCAAGCTGCCACTAAGCAATACACCGATGCTGGTGATGCTCTGAAGGTCGCTAAGGCTGGTGATACCATGACAGGTGCTCTGGTTCTGTCTGGTGCTCCGACGGCAGATCTGGAAGCTTCTACCAAGAAGTACGTTGATGATAAGGATGCTGCTCAAGCAACCTATATCGATAACCAAGATGCATTGAAGGTTTCCAAGGCTGGCGACACCATGACTGGTGCTCTGGTTCTTCCGGGTAACCCGACTGCTAATCTTGAAGCTGCTCCTAAGCAGTATGTTGATAGCGCTATTACTACGCTGACGACATATATCAATTCTCAGGATTCTGGCCTGCAAGACCAAATCACTTCAATCCAGTCTACAGTTAACACTCTGAATAGTGATCCTGTCACTAAGACGTATGTTGATGCTCAAGATAATACCAAGCTGGCTAAGGCTGGCGGTACGATGACTGGTTACATCACGCTGCATGCTGATCCTCAGCAAGCTATGCATCCTGCTTCTAAGCAATACGTCGACGCCGTCGCACAAGGTCTTGTTACTAAGCCTTCAGTTCGTCTGGCCACAACGGGTAACTTGGCTGCTACCTATAACAATGGTACATTTGGTGTTAACTCAACACTGACTGGTACAGCTAACGGTGCTATTTCCGCTGACGGTAAGACTCCGTTAGTTGGTGATCGTATTCTTGTTCGCGCTCAGAGCACTGCTCTTGAGAACGGTGATTATGTTGTTCAGCAAATCGGCGACGCCGGAACACCATTTATCCTGAAGCGTGTCTCTACTATTGATGAGTCGTCTGAAGTTTCAGGCAGCTATTTCTACGTCTATGACGGTCTTACCATGAAGGGTACTGGCTGGGTTATGACGGTTGCTGACCCTGTCACATTCTCTATCGGTACCGATGACATCACTATTAACCAGTTCTCTGGTCAAGGTTCGTTGATTGCTGGTGCTGGTCTGACGTTATCTGGTAACACTATTGACATCAATTCAGCTAATCCTGCTCGTATTGTTGTTAATGCTGATAGCATCGATCTGGCTACTACAGGTGTTGGTCCTGGTTCTTACACCAAGGTCACTACTGATGGTTATGGTCGCATCACTGCTGGTTCGAATCCGAACACAATCGCTGGTTACGGTATCACCGATGCTCAACCGCTTAACGCTAACCTGACTTCGTTGTCTGGTGTTTCTACGGCTGGTATCATCATTCGTGATTCCGGTAATAATCTCGTTACTAAGAGTGTTATCACTTCTGGTATCGGTCTGACCGTGACAAACGGTGATGGTGCTACCACTGGTAACATCGTTATTGTTTCCAACGCAACGAGCGATGCTAATGCTAGTACCTTGGTTAGTCGTGATTCTAGCGGTAACTTCTCTGCTAACATCATCACGTCTGCTCTTAGTGGCAATGCTACTACAGCAACTGCTCTTCAGACTTCACGTCAGTTCTCGGTAACAGGTGACACTACTGCTCCTGCTGTTGGTTTTGACGGCACAGGTAATGTTGTTCTGAATACTACACTGGCTGATTCTGGTGTCACTGCTGGTACCTATACAAAGACAACCTTTGATGCTAAGGGTCGTGCTACTGCTGGTCAGAATCCGACAACTTTAGCGGAATATAATCTTTCAAATGATGCTTACACTAAGACTGAAACAGATGCCTTGATCGCAGATCTTCAGGCACAAATTCGTGATCTTCATCTTTACATTATGTCTAGAGTTTAATTAAAAAATAAGACTACCTTGGGTAACACCAAGGTAGTCTTTTATTTTGAACTTTATTTAATGACATATATAATAGATGTGAATAATTTTATACAGGTGACTTATGGGTATAATGGTAAAAAAAGCAACACTGGAAGAATTCATACAAAAAGCATATAAAATACATGGTAATAAATATGATTACTCTAAAGTAGTTTATATAAATAGTTGGACAAAGATAACTATTATATGTCCTATTCATGGTGAATTTGAGCAGACACCGTCTTCACATATACAGGGAACTGGTTGCCCTAGTTGTGGTCTAATAAAAACATTAAAAATTACTAGACACACATTAGAAGAATTCATACAAAAAGCAATTCAAATACATGGTATTTTTTATGACTACTCTAATTTCATATATTTCAACAATTGGACTAGAGGTATAATTATATGTCCTATTCATGGTGAATTTGAGCAGACACCGTCTAACCATTTAAATAGTAAAGGTTGTCCTAAATGTGGTTATGATCGAGTTTCAGAATTTAGAAAAATAACACAAGAGGAAGTTATAAATAGATTTAAAGAAATACATGGTGAAAGATATGGATATAATAATTTTATTTATAAAGGATCTCACAATAAATCAGTTATAAACTGTTCTGATCATGGAGATTTTTTACAATCTTATTCTAATCATGTTAAAGGCCACGGTTGTCCTGACTGTGGATTAATAAAAACACTAGAAACTACTAGATTAACTTTAGAAGATTTTATAATTAAAGCTATAGAGATACATGGTAGTAAATATAACTATCAGGATTTTATATATTCATCTACACATAACAAAGGTAACATAAAATGCAACATATGTGGATATATTTTTGAACAAACTCCGTCAGCACATATACATCAAAAACAAGGTTGTCCAAGATGTAAGAAGTCTAAAGGTGAGTTAAGATTAATTGAGATATTAGATAAACACAATATAGATTTTAAAGATGAATATAAATTACCAGAAGTAGCTGATAACTATCGATATGATTTTTATTTACCAGACTATCAAATACTGATAGAGTTTCATGGTAAACAACATTATAAACATATACCATTTTTTCATAAAACTGAAGATGAATTCATAGCTCGTAAAAATACAGATGATGTTAAAAAGTATAGCGCTAGAATGTTCAAATATAAATTACTAGAATTCAACTATAAACAATTAAAACATATGTCAAAGAAACAGTTTGAAGAATTAGTTTTAACAACCATTAATTCATTAATTTAATAAAGGAATAATCGTGAGTAATCGTCTTGAAGAAGTTAAAAAAGAAATAAAAGAAACCGGTATAAGTGTTATAGCTATATCAAAGACATGTGACTGTGAAGAATGTAAAAAAGAAGGTGTTAATCACGATAACGATCTTAATGATATTTTTGATGGTTACGTTTACAGCATAGGGTTTCATGAAAAAGGTTTACCTGAAATTCTTATATTAGCGGGCTCTAATGGTGTAGAAGAAGACACTATTACAAAAGAACAATTAACAGATAGAATACATGACGCCGCAAGTTTTATAAATACAATATTTCAAACAAGAGATGTGTTTAAATATGATCCTAAAAAGGCATATGGTAGTCCAAATATAGATGGATTATATTGGGTTATTGCTGATGACAGTATGCAACAATCTGAAGAATTTATTAAACATGAATTAATGGATGGAGCTACTAGTTATTATAAAGATTGCCAATATAAAGTAGTTATACTTAAACCACATATTCACCATGGTTGAAATAAGGTAGAACCTAGATTATCTAGGTTCTATTTTTTTTTTGTTATATTTTATACTGAAGTAAAGATTAAATGACCTCCAAAGGCCTGTAGAAGGCCTCTGGAGAGTCTTTACACTTAGTTTGATTCAACGGTATCAACAGCTTTATTTAAATCGCTGGTGAGGTTCTGGAAGCAGCCGTAGAAAATTACAGCATTTGCATACAAGTAATTAAGGAACTCGACTTCACGTGCTGACACATGGATAGCAGAAACAAGTTCTTTCTTAATAGTATCATTCTTAGACAACATATCTGACTTGGTGTTTTGATCAATCAGAGTATCAATTAGATCAACACACTCATTTGTCAGCTTAGCAATATAATCAATCTTTGAAAGATTGAGAATAGAGTCAAGCATTTCGATATTTTTATAAAGAGACTCGACATCATTGCTAGTTTTTAAAACATCACGAATATAAGCTTTTGTGGAAGAATTACTTTCCGGAAAATATTTAGCAATATCTTTCTTATTTTCATCAACTAGCTTTTCAGCTTCTTTGAAATAAACAGCACCGTATAACGTAGAAACTTTGTTCTCTGAGTATTCATTGACAAAAGAACTAATAGCCAGTTTTAAATTGTTCAGTGTTGATTCGGTATTTTCCATAATGATCTTAGAGGAATTAATAAGATCAAGAGTATAGTCAGCATACTTACCACGGAAGTTTTCAGGTTTCGAGGTGATGTAGTCTTTGATATCGATGAATTTAACACGTTTAACACGATGCATCGTTTCGAATTTAGATGAAGTCGTATCAATAACAACCTTATCATTCGTAGCGGTACTCAGACTGTTATAAACAGTTGAGAAAACATCTTTAACTTTATAGAAATAATCAGATAAAGCTTCTGTGGAAATAACCTTAGCTGACAGGTAATGACCTCTGAATTCTTCCATAGAGAAATTAGGTACAAAGTTTTCTTGATCAGAAAATAATTTCATGGTGAAATGTCCTTAATTGGTAGTATGTCACACTATTTTTAAAGGGTAATAAATCTCTCTCGGAATGAACCGAGAGAGATCTACTATTAGTAGTTTGCCAACATGTAATACAAACGACGTTCGTCGTCTTGAGCAAGCTCAGCAATATACATTGTGGTATCCATATTTTCAAGATTATTACTAACCATATACGGGAAGATATAATCTGTACTTGTATGCTCTCTGATATCAATCAGATACGTAACCGCTTTATAATCTACATCTGTTAGGTTTTCTTTAACACCAAGATAGAGCGGATATTCAACTGTTCCATCATCAGAAGGAACATAAATCTGAATTTCCTTAATACCACCATTGGTTTTAAATGCACCATTCTTAGCACCAAAGGTACCAATATTCATTTCAGGTTTATACAGTTCCCAGTACAAAGTAGTTCCGACAGGATAACCCGACGTATCAACTTGAATGATAGAACTATTACCCTTATACCAAACACATTCTTTCTTATCAACCCAGATATTATTCAGGATCTTTCTTCTACTTAGGAAATAGAGAAGAGCATCATACTGAATCAGTTTATTACTAGGTAAACATTTCGGAAGTTCACCACACTGAAACTTAGATAACAAAGAGTTAACAATTTCAAGAACAACGCTTGTCTGACCAAGTGTGATTGCTCTTTTAATTCTTTCAAGATAATCAACAACTGGTTCAAAGCCGTACACATCTTCAATTAAGTGTCTGTGAATAGCAGGATTAAACTCTGTTGGTTTATTAAAGACATTAGTCCAGTCTACAGGACGATTATCATTAATAACAGATTGATACATATTAGCGATAGCAACGTCACTATAAGTATAATGACCACCAAGCGCTTGATAAGTTATAGTAACATCAGAAGGAATGTTTGGATTGATGATAAGAATAACAGAACAAATTTCTTTACCATAAAGAAGGGTTGCTTCTTGATGTAGTTCAACAATTTGATAATCTGTACCACGTGATAAGTTAGCGGCACCGTTCTTAATAACTAAACTTTCACCGAAGAATGGTCCTAGGTTAGGAGCAATACTTCTAACTGGACGATTAGATAAATTATGAGGTTCGTCCGGAATTCGATTGTTAACATTTAAACCTGTAGGGTCTAGTTCTAAAACAACTTGATTAAACGGCATTTAAGTTTCCTCTATCAATTCTAACATGAATAGGTGTAGACCCTGTGATTTTACACACAGCCTCAATTAAGTTGTCTGGAGTTCTCCAGGCTTCATCGTATTTCTCAGCATCAAGAAGTTTTACAGCTTCATAATAAAGAGCATCAAGTTCAGAACAATAAATTTGTTTATTATTTTTACCATCTGAAAAAAGCAAACCTCTAAATAAATCTAAAATGCTATATTCAACACCAACTTCTGTTAATAGAAAATCAACATTGGCATTTGATTCTTCAATATTTGTACGAATAAGATAAAAATCTTCCATCTTAGACAGTGGGTAAATTCTAACTTGTGGAGGACGAGCCTCGATAACAAAGTTACGACCACCAATAACAAACACAATACCTACATGCACAGATTTAGGTTTGAGAATTTTTTGATAAATCTTCAACACCAAGGTGAAAAAAGAATTAACTTTTCCTGCTTTCCAAGAGACAAGATCTCCTGTTTTTAAAGTGTCTCTGATTTCTGAATATCGGATCGACATTTTAGTATCCTTTTAAGGTTAATCAAAGAATTTTGTTCAAATCACACAATAAAGGAAAGAAAATGAGTTCAAGCCGCAAACGTTCCGCAGTCAAAAAAGCAAACGAAAATGCTGACTATCTTAATCAAAGACTGATGAGAGCAGAACATCATGCTAGTCTGATGGAAACATTTGCTAAAGTAGCCGCAGTAGAGCATGATAAAAAACAATTAGAAGTTTATGAACTTAAATTAAAATACTGTCCTGAAGAAATGTCAGATACAGAAAAACTTGGTTATAAATTAATTAAAGAAAAGTTAGAGTCAATGAAACAACTAGTGGAAGGAGTACCGACATGAAATACTTAATTTTTCTTTTTGTGTTATTTAGTAACTTAGTATTTGCTGAAGTAGATTTTATTCCACCTCAAGCATTTACATTTAAAGATACTATTAAATCACAGTTAGATCTTTATTTCCCTGAGCTTTATAATTACAACTATGTTCCTTCATTAACAGAACATGAAAGTTGTTTACATCTTAAACATAAAAAATGTTGGAATAGTTTATCTAGACTGAAAACAGCTAGAGAAGAAGGCGCTGGTTTAGGTCAAATAACGAGAGCATATAAAGCAGATGGAACTGTCAGGTTTGATGCCTTAACAGATATGGCTAAACGTTATAAGACAGAACTACATGAAGCAAGATGGGAAACTATTTATCAAAGACCAGATCTTCAAATTCGTATGATGGTTCTTATGTTGAAAGAATCATATAAAAAACTTTACAATATAGAAAATCCTGAATACAGAATGCAAATGGTAGATGCTGCTTATAATGGTGGGTTAGGTGGTGTCTTAAAAGAACGTAGAGCGTGTGGATTAGCTCAAAATTGTAATCCTAATATCTGGTTCAATAATGTAGAGAAGTATTGCCTGAAGAGCAAGAAAGTACTTTACGGGACACGTTCTGCTTGTGATATTAATCGGCATCATGTTGAAGATGTTTTTCACAGCAATATTCCAAAGTACAACAAATATTATTTTGCAGAGAAAAAATAATGGGATTTTTACTGTCTAATAAAATAAGAGATAGTGGTAATGGTGAATTATTACATTGGTGTCCTGGGTGTGATTCTTTACATATGATAAATACCAAAACTAAAAATCATAATGGTGCTATGTGGACATGGAATAATGATCCCAATAACCCAACATTTAATCCTTCTATAAACATTACTGGTCAATGTCATTACTTTATAAGAGACGGACAAATTGATTTTTGTTCTGATAGTAAACACAATTTAGCAGGTCAAACAGTTCAGTTACCAGATCTTCCTGATTGGTTATTGGATAGAATGAAAGGAACTTGAATGTCGTTAAAAAGAGATAAAGACTTTATCAAGTCTAAGTTATATGTAAAAGACGGTAAAATTTATACAAAAGAAAAAACAGTTATAGAATTCCCTAAGTGGTATGAAAACAAAGAACTATTAGATATCCAAGATGTCACTTATTTATTCGGTGTGTTTGCGATTATTATCGATGATAAATATAGTGTTTCTATTATTCCTACACTTGTTAATACATCTCCGATTATTATTCGTGAAGTTGAACGTGAAAATATAACCTATATTCAATTTGTCTATGGTAAGGATGATGTTCTTATTGATAATGTTAATGTAGTTAAAAAAGATCTGTTAAGTTATAACCTATTTGAAAATTTCTTTATTTACGCTAAAGCTCCTTGGTTTATGGATTACGAAGATCTAATTAAAGTAATGGATAATGTTTATCCTTATTCTAATAGTAATCTTGGTAATAATTTTATTGCTACCGAACTAGTAACTAGTTTTATTGCTAGAACTAAAAAAGATAAATCTATTTTCTTAAGACAAGAACCAACTGCTCAAGCCGAGTATGTGGATCTTACTAATGTTTATTATTCAGCATTAAGCACATTGAATAAAGTCGCTGGTAATTATTTTACAGAAGGTTTAACTTCTGCTTTGGTTCAGAAAGAAAAAGAACCAACTAAGCTTGAAAATCTTGTACGACAATAAAAGATCACCAAGAGAGGGTAACCTCTCTTGGTGTCTTATTTTTTAGAACTTAATATAACTTGTCACATATTCACCAAACTCTTTATCGAGTACAGAGTAATCTGGTAAGCTAAACTTTGTAGAAATAGTGGAAACTGGTTGAATAGTTCCATCATAATACGGAGAATAGTCTTGAATATCAGAAGAAATTGCGGCACTATAAATAATATCTGTAAAACCTCCTGCAGCTGTGCCACCGGCTAATAGATATACATAATTTTTAGTAACAATGGCTTGAGAATGACTTCTTAAACCTGGAAGAGCTGTCCCGGTTGTCCAAGTTCCCAGTGTTCCATCGGTATTTATCGGAGCAGTATATACTGTTGACTGTGACGTTGTTCCGTTACTACCACCTAAGAGATAGACACGATCCTTAACAACAATAGCCTGTGCCCAACCTCTGACAGCTGGTAAAGCAGTTCCTGTTGACCAAGTACCCAATGTACCATCTGTATTAATGACAGCAGTGTACACTGTACTAATAGCAGCTCCTGTTACAGCAGAACCACCTAATAGATATACTCTATTTTTAGTCACAATGGCTTGTGACCAACTTAAATTACCAGGTAATGACGTGCTAGATACCCAGGTCCCTAAAGTACCGTCACTATTAATCGGTGCGGTATAAACAATAGAGGTATGCGATGTGCCGTTATATCCACCGCATACATAAACTCTATCCTTAGTGATAAAGGCTTGTGCCATACCAAAAACTGTTGGTAATGATGTACCTGTAACCCAAGCACCTAATGTACCATCCGAATTAATCGGAGCAGTGTATACTGTATTAACATAACTACTACCAGTGTTTCCACCTAGCAGATATACACGGTTCTTGGTAACGATAGCTTGAGAACCACCTAGTGTACCAGGCAAAGCAACGTCTGTTGTCCAGGTACCCAGTGTTCCGTCAATATTAATTGACGCTGTATAACAAACAGATGTATATGTACCAACTGCAATTGCACCACCTAAAAGGTAGACACGATTCTTAGTAACAACCACCGAGGAAGCGGAAAGTGTTACAGGTAATACAGAAGATTCAGTTACCCAACCTGTAATATCAGTAGACTGAGTCGTATTGATCTGATACTGTTGTTGCCAAGGTTTACCAGAACCAGGCATTATGTAATTAATTGTTGCGTCATCAAAATTAATTGTTCCGTCATAGTACGGAGAGTAATCTTGAATAACCGAACTAATGTTTGCACTATAAACATTTATACCATTTTGTAAATAAATTTTATTTTTAGTAATAAACACTTGTGAGGCTGATCCGGCGGCTAGTAAAGAAGTACCACCTAACCAAGCACCCAGTGTACCATCTGGATTAATAGAAGCTTTATAAACTGTGTTGTAGTTTGCACCGTTAAATATACGTCCACCAAACAAATATACTGTATTATTAGTGGTAAAAATTTGTGACCAAGCTCTTCCGCTAGGTAATAACGGTCCAGCTACCCAAGCACCTAATGTACCATCCGAATTAATCGGAGCAGTGTAACTATTCCTTATTGTTGCAGGAGTTGTGTTATCACCACCAATAATATAAACTCTATTTTTAGTAACTGCGACATTTGTAGATGATACACCGATAGGTAAAGATGTGCTTCCTGACCAAGCACCTAATGTACCATCGGTGTTAATGGGAGCAGTGTATGCTATAGATGTGCCAGAAGTACCATTGCTACCACCTAAGAGATAGACACGGTTCTTAGTAACTAATGCTTGTGCTCTAGCCACAGCAGAAGGTAACGCGGTACCCGTAGTCCAAGCACCCAGTGTTCCATCAGCATTAATCGGTGCAGTGTAAACGGTTGAGACAGCATTTGATCCGTTAGTCGAACCACCTAACAAATAAACACGGTTCTTAGTTAACACTGCTTGCGAAATACCAAGAATACCAGGTAAGGCTGTCCCAGTGGTCCAAGTACCTAAAGTACCGTCAGCATTAATCGGTGCTGTGTAAACAGTAGAAAGATATGTGGTTCCGTTAGCAGTACCACCGCAAAGGTAAACACGATTTTTAGTGACGATAGCTTCAGACGCAGACAAAGCAGTTGGCAAATCAACATCATTTATCCATCCGGTTATATCAGCAGACTGAGTCGTATTTATACCATACTGCTGACGCCATGGTTGACCGGCGCCTGGTATAACATAATTACTACCACTGTCTCCGTAGTATGCAGAGTAATCATCCAAACCACCAGCAAAATTAGCAGAAATAACATTGCCGTAGTAAAAACCACCACCAGGACTAGACGATATAAGATAAACTTTACTACTTGTAATAATACATTCTGCTTCAGTCATGTTAGCTGATAACGTAGCATTTTTACTCCAGACACTTAAACTTCCGTCTGACGCTATATTTGCGGAATAAAGTTCATCAGCAAAAGTTATATAAACTCTATTTTTTGTAACGAAACATTCACCTAGTCCCATGCCTTTAGGTAAAAATATACCAGAAGTCCAAGTTCCAATTACACCATCACCATCGATAGTTGCGTAATAAACATCACGTTTATAAGTACCGATGTATCCACCAATCAAGTAGACACGGTTTTTAATAACAGCAACGTAACAAGCAGAAGCGCTATACGGAGTTGTTCCTTGGACTGTCCAAGGACCCAGTGTACCGTCAATATTAATAACTGCACTGTACATTGATGTTACATAAGTACTACCATTGTAACCACCAAGTGTATAAACTCTATTTTTAGTAACGATAGTTTTGCAATACCCTAAAACACTAGGTAATGCTTGTGATGTAGTCCAGGCACCGATAGTACCATCTGAATTAATATTTGCAACATAGACAGTAGAAACATAGGTTCCAACACCTGTACCTGTTCTACCACCTACGATATATGCTTTATTTTTGACAACGAAAACAGAAGCGTCAAGTAATCCAACAGGAATAGCTGTACCTGTTGTCCAAGCACCCAGTGTTCCGTCAGTGTTAATAGGAGCGGTATACACCGTGGTAACAAATGCACCAGTGCCGGTAAAACCACCTAAGATATAAACTCTATTTTTGGTAACTAAAGATTGACCAAGAGCTAAAACACCAGGTAAGGATGTTCCAGCTGTCCAACCTAATACATCAGTGCTTTGTAAATCATTAAAACTATTTTGTTGTTGCCACGGACGACCAGCACCTGGTGTCAGTTCAATACTAAATGTATCACCAATAATAGAATAAAGATTTGCATAGGTTGTTTTGTCAAGTTCGGCACCGTTACACTTCAAGAAACCATACGGAGTTATAGTGTAAGGTTTACGAATAATGTCACCGACAGATATACCGCCAGCCTGTCCTGCTGCTTCATCAACATACTGCTTGGTAGCAGCGTGATCGACATTTACAGGATCAGCGTGAAGGATTAAACTACCTTGTAAAGTTATATCCGATGATAATTTCACACCATCAGTGATACCATAACCGTCAAGTGTTATTGGATTGTTTGCAGTGATTTTGTTAAAACCAACAGAAGAAATATCAGTTTCAATTAAAGCGCCGGAACTAACAACACGACCTTTAGCATCAACAGTCGGTTTTACGATAGACCCAGGTGTAACACCAGTGTTTGATAAAATGATATTGCTAGAACCAAGAATAGTTGTAGCGTCGCCTATAAAAGCAGGAAGTCTAGCAGCAGCCAATGTTCCACTAGTAACATTATTTGCATTAAGATTGTAAGCAATGTTATCAATGTACTGCTTGGGAACAGCGTGTAATGGTTCAGAATGTGGACCTGAAAGAATCAGAGGACCTTGTAACGTAAGACCGTTACTAACAAACCCACCCGTACCAGCGTTACCGCCAGCTTTAAATACAGTAATTCTCATGTTAACTCCTTCAGTTAGCCTTGAAATATGGTTCACAGAATTGCGTAAATCGCATTAAGGTTAAGGGTAAAACAAAAAATAATATCCTAAGAATTGTATGATTTTTCATATAGAAAATAGCTAATGAAATACGCCAACACATCAGATAACCACCTTGGTCATCTAAAAACACCTACAACACACATCATCAATTCTTTTAAGACAACAATCTTAACTGAACAAAATAAAGATCTTGATATTCTTTTTATTGCAGGTGACTTATTCGATAGGTTACTTGATCTTAATTCTAAAGAAGTGCATAGTATCATTGAGTTCTTTAATTATCTATTAACCTATTGTTACGCTAATAATATTCTTTTAAGAATTCTTGAAGGAACTCCAAGCCATGACTGGCAACAATCATCTATCTTGGTTAAGCTTAATGATATTAGAACACATAAGTGTGATCTTAAGTATCATAAGTTTTTAGATATTGAATATATCGAACGAGTGGATAAATATGTTTTATATATTCCTGATGAATGGACTAACTCTCATGAGGAATTAGAGTTACAGATACAAGAAAAACTAAATCAATATTCAATTACCCAAGTTGACATTGCGATTATGCACGGTCAATTTAAATATCAGTTAGCTGGTAAAAAGTATAACGGCTTCTATTTTAAGGAAGAATACTTTCTTAAACTTGTACGTGGTTACATTCACGTAGGTCATTATCACATGTTCTCGAAGTTTGATCGTATTATTGCAGGTGGTAGTCTAGAACGCCTTGCTCATGGAGAAGAAGCTCCTAAAGGTTATGTGGTTGTTGAAGATGACCGTTATACATTTATCGAAAATAAGAACGCATATACTTATGTAACACTTAATATTACTAACGCTACCACATTAGATCGTCTTGACAAACTAATTGCTAAATACCCTATCGATAGTTATATTCGTTTACTGCTTAATAAAGAACATGAGTTCAATGTTAGTTTTAACGAACTGAAATTACGTTACCTTGATTATAACATGAAAAAGATAATCAAGGAGAACATATCGGACTCAAACTCAATAACATATATATTAACTGATGATGATCCTTTAGAAGTTTCGGATAGTTTTATTCTGGACTCTAATATTCACCAAACGTTGTTAACAAATATCAAAGCGAATCATGATCTAACAGAACTAGAAATGGTTAAGCTGTTAGGGTATGTAGAAATCTTTAAACATGTGGAGGATAATTCTCATGAATGAAACATTAAGCTTAAGATCAATGTCAGGCTTTCCTGTCAGTATAGCTACAGGCTTGGCACTTGAAACAATATTTGATCCAGTTCAGGATGTTGTAGACGAAACTCGTGTCGTTCCTGACAAAATCGAACTAAACTCGTATAACAATTATATCTTTAATGTCTCAACTCTTTTAAGAAATATCACCACCAGTGTTCCTAGTGGTGATATTCTTCTTGTTCCTAAGAAAGATATTCTTGATACATTAATGGATGAGATTGAATGGTTGACTGAGTTCTTCCATTCAGAAGGTCTAACCATTAATTTCTATGCTAACAATTATAACTTTGTTAAATCGACTTACGACAAAGATAACATTCTAAGAAAACCAACTACAGATAAACAGATGGCTATGGATAATATCTTTAAGTATTGTCTTGATCATCTGGCTAAACAAGATGAAGTTGCTCAGTTTAGTAACGCTGTCCATTTCAATAGAGAAGATCAAGCATTGATATTTACCCATGTACCTTGGGATTTATTGAGTTACGGTAAATTTATTAAACTTGATTTGTTAGAATCTCATACAGGTCTTATTAAATCCAGAAAACTCTGGAACACAAAATACTACCCTATTCCTGAACACGATATGTCTTTCCTTCCATTTATGGAAAAACTACTCACTACCTTTGGTGACCATGTCATGTTTAAACCAGCTCCTATTAAAGAGCGTATCGAACTATGGACAGCTATGAAGAAGAAACCTAATGTTAACCCATTAACGTCGGAACTTTCTTTTGGTTTTATGTTTGGTGGAAATAAATAAGATAAAGCTACCAGAGGGTCGAAACCCTCTGGTAGTCTTCTATTACATTTGGTTCGGGACAGACGGAATAACAATAGCAGCCAGAGCAGCTTCGTCACCAGCAGCAAGAATTTGCTGACGAATGACATCCATTTCAAAGAAACGAGTCGAGAAAGCAGTTTGAACAGCTGAAACAATACCAACCAAGTCAGCCTTAACTGTCAGCGGGAATTGACTATTATCAGCAGCGATCCATGCCGGCGGCAGATAACCAGACGTGCTTTCGATAACCAAAGCTTGTGTCAGACGGTTACGAGCTTGATCGTTAGCATCAAACGTGATACCAAGATGATCAGTGGGTTGTTCAAAGTACCAAGCCTTGTAAACACCCAATGACTCAAGAGCTTGTTGTTTCTTGTATTCAAAAGAAACAACTTCCTGAGGAATAGGAATTTGAACCCATGCGTTACCGACAACAGTAACATAGTGACCTGCGTTAGCAGCAGGTTTTTCATCAACAGTAGTATCAGGAGGAAGAATCGGTTGACCTTGCAGATCAACGTCAACATCCACTTCAACAACAGTACCGGCGATATTTCTGAAAGCTTTCATGTTTAACTCCTTAGAGAAAAAAGAAAAAATAGTTAACTAGTCTAGTCACTCTATTATTTTTTTACACCTACACTGATCGTGTGATATATTCAATAACCACATAATTTCCACCTGAAAAAAAGGATAAACCATGGCTAATCTTGTCAAGACGTATTATGACCTAAGTAAATTGGTCATTTGGGGTGATGATTCAACAGACGCAGATCAAAAACGTCCGCGTTTAGTTTTCGGCTTCCGTGACGGTAACCCGCGAATTACTGTCTATACTGGTGTCACTGGTCCTAACGGTGTCATTGCTTTCCCTGCTGATTACCCCACAATGGTTGCTTGCATGCACATGTTGAAAGATGTGATTGCAGGTCAACCTGGTAATAAGTTTATTATTGAATCTCTCGGACAAGTTTACGAGAATAATAAGCCGACTAAGGATAAACGCGTTGTTGGTTCCCTCTATATCGGTAAATCTAAAGACGGCATTATTTATTTCAGCGTTATTGCTGAAAATAAACCAAAGATCGTTTTCAGTGTTAAGCCATCGCCATTCCATCGTTTCCTGGATGGTGATAAAAATGTTATTCCAGAAAGTGTTATGTCCTGTAAGTTAGCTTCAGGATTGGCTGATCTGGTTATTGACATTATCGGTGGCATCCTCGAAGCATACACCGCAGAAGAATACACAACCGTTCGCAAGCCAGCTCCGATTAAGACCCAACAAGGTCAACAAACTCAGAGCAAAACCACTGATATTGTCGGTGATCTTGACGATCTAGGTCTCTAATAATTATCTCCCTCTCTCAACCAGAGAGGGAGATTTTATCTTGGTTATTGAAATGTTTTCAGCCACATATATAGTATGTGTAATCAAACAAAGGAGAAAGCATGAGCCTCAAATATACAGTTGCTAGTAATGAGTACGGTTTGAATGTTCTACGCATTACTTTCGATGACTGTGAAATGATTGAACTTGATCTCGCTGATTTCTATAAAGATCAGTCAGATATGTTCAACCTTTATAATCAAATTAACGAGTATGTTCAGACTCTTCCGATCTATACTCAAAAAGAAATTTATGATGTGTTTTACAAAGTTTATTCGCAAGAGTATCGTCAGCATTACACTGACGTAAACTACATCGTCAAACTGGAAAATAAGATTGCTAAAGTCTCTGAGCTTCTGAATTACGAGAACTTTAAACTTTGGATGTCTTATAAAGAGTCACAGATGATCATTCCGGAAAATATCCGCAGTGATTATATCTATGATCCTGACATGAATACGACCGAAGAGAAGACTTACATCAAAAACGAGTATCGTGATCTCATCTCCTTGATCATCTTTATCCGTGCAATCTCTCCTCTGTATCTTGACTTCTATGTTTATATCAAACAGCTTACCAATCATTACTACTATAAAATCTTTATGTTGTTTATTCGTTCTGACGTGTACAGCTGCCCGGAAATTGAAAAGCTAAAGCGTTACATTGAAGCCAATCAGATCACATTGATCGGTAACACTAAGAACGAACATCTCATTATCAATGCCGGTCTAAGTGATGATGATATCCTGGACAGCTTGGTTAGCGAGATTATCTTTAACAAATTGCTGACGATTGATTTCTTCAGTAAGAAATGTAACATCATTTCGTTTATCTTCCAGACTATCAAATACAAAGGTAGTTTCATTACCTCTGATAGTGTCGTTATCCGTTCTAAAACAACAGTAGCGGGTGGTGATAGTAACAAGGAAGATATGAGTTATTTCGAGGACTATCGCAAGACCTCGAGTATTCCTATTGGCACTGTTGTTGAGATTCAACACTCTCTTAGCAACATTGATTTCTTGGTCAATGCACTTGGTCATTCGAACTTTGACTTTGCTGCGTATGAACGTGAACTACAAAATGTACCAGCTCTGATTGAAAACAAAGCTGATCGTACACAAACATATTTGCTTGGTTGGTTTATAAGCAAGATTATCAATCCTCGTGCTTTGTACTATATCGAATATAAACGGTTTGTTGAACTGTGTTTGTTTGCAAAAGTTGTACTGATGTCTAATGGACATGAGTTCATCGGTATGCTTCTGAGTTCTATTCATTCCAAAGAAGCTTCATATGTAAACGTTCTCATCCGTAACGGTGTTAATAAGACACTCGTAAAACGTCTAGCTAATTATTACAGCTTCTCTATTGAGGATGATAAACAATCTGTTATTGAAAAAACAGTATCAGAGATTAGCAAAGAAATTGCAAACTGCCTATGGGTTCCTGTCGGTGAACCTGATCAAATCGCTAAGTTTATTAACAAGGATGGTTATCTGAACATTCCGAACAATATTAACGATGTAGTGTGTTCCTACATCGACTTCATCAACAACTGACCTTAAGAGGTAATGATAATGAATTTCGGGGATAACTTTACTATTGAAGATCTTACCTATATTCCAATGGGAAATTACACTCCCATGTTTAACCGTCCTTATACTGTAAATGCCTCGAAGAGTGCAATTGACCAGATCTCTGAACGGATGGAAGATACCAAAGCAGGTAAGATCACACCGAATATCGTCAACGGTATTGCTGGTGAAATTATTCAACCGAGTGCTGTCGGTTATATGAGTATGTGTAATAACGACTGGGTTTCAACTAAGAAGTTTATCTTCTTGCTGAAGGTTCGTTCTCTGGACCCGACTGGTGTTGAAATCAATAGTTATATTCAAGGTTACACTGAATTTGACGGTATCACTGCAAGCGGTCACATTGACGCTAATATGGTACATTACATCAATAACGTCATTGAAACAACCACGATGACGATCAACACACCTCTGGGTGTTATTCGAAAAGAAAAGCTATATCGTATTTATAATGTATTTTTCAATGGTGGATTTAATGAGCTGTTTACGCAGCGTCCAAGCGATGTCTTGGAAAACATTAACCTGTTGAATATGTCACAATTCATTAACGATCCTACACTGCAAACGCAGAACATGGGTAGCTACATGAACTCAGTTGACACAAAAGCTTTGTCATCAAGTGTTGACAATAACATCACCACTGAATATCTTTCAAAGATTCTGACGACAGGTATTCATGATGTTAAGAACAAAGACATCTTTATTAATTCATATGAAATCAGTAACGGAATGGCACCTGAGTCACGTCTTCCGGAACCGAGTATTCATGACAATCGTTTCTTGAAGTTTATCAGCCGAGCTGCTGGTTTCAAGATTGTTCGTGAGTTCTTTACATTCCAAGTGCTAATGAATGTTGATCCAACTATCTACAATCGGTTCAAGGTTCTGAACATCACGAAGAATTACGTTGATCCGACGATGATGCAGACACCCGAGATCGGTGACTATTGGCATGGTCAAGACCCTGTAACAGTTAAGGCGTATAGCCTGATCGAAAACTCGGTATCTCTGGCTACCAAGTATGGATTCAATAAAATCTATTTCTCAGCATCAAACATGACTAACCCCATGGGTATTGCTGAAGTCTTTATTACAAACTTTAATAGCTTTATTAACTTAGAAGAACAAGAGTTCAATTATCTACTCGAGATCTTCAAAGAAAAGTTTATAACAGAAATCTTCCTGAATGAAACCAATTCCGGAATTATCCCTATGCATCTTGAAGGTTATATTGATTTGCTGGGTACCAGTAAGATCAACCTGACTTTCGCTGGTTATCCGTCGAACTGGTATACCATTCCGACATTTGCCAATAGTCTGTTTTCACCGGTGATCTCTATTGATAAACAAGCTGTGGACTTCATGAGTTTCCAGCTAGGTTCTGTTATCGATACGTTGACCACTCAATATAACGCACCTCAATCGTACTACTAAGGGGAGAACATGTCTCATCAACTTAATCCTGTAATGGATAAATTCTACCTGTCTATGCTTCAGTATGCAGGTCTGAGTTTCGATGATAACGTTATTAAAAATACCAACGATCAGTTGGGTGATATCACGATTGACGGGAAGTATCTCACTCTCCCTTATTTCGATAACTTGAAGAACCCGAACGGTCGGATGATCTTTCACCCGCTGAACGAAAACTATACGAACCCTGAAAACACAGTGTTCAATTTCTATAAGACACGGCTTGTACTTGAGCTGAATATGAAACTGAGCTTCATGATCATTAACCTGATCACAGTGGCTTCTGATGTTCAGATGCAACAGAAGATCAAGTCCAGTAAGCTTATCAATATTATCAGCAACATCGGTGAAACCGACATGATTCTCAATGAGAATTTTGCTAACATGTTGCGTGCTAGCAAGAAGACAAACTCGGAAGGATTCTTGTTTGACATCTTCCTTAAAAAGAATGGTGAAATTAACGATACACCCTATGGTGCAATTGGTAAGATCAACTTCACTATGGCTAACGAAGTTTCTAAGTCTCTTGAAGACAAGGAACGTGAATACAAGGTGTTTGGTTATAAGATGCGCAAGAAGGATTTGCTTGCATTGACAAACATCTTTAATATCTTGTTCCCTGAGTTTACTGACAAGGTGAAGTATTCGGAAGGCACCGATAATAAGGTCTTCCGTTATCTGAACATTCTGCTGAAAACCAGCTATATGATCTCAGACCGTATGAATGAATTATGCAACCTGATGGATGAGTTGAAAGAACCTACTCTTCGTCTGGTTGATTGCTATTCTGATATGGAATGGGTTAAACAACTAGATGACTTGTACGGTATGGCGAACGAAATCCGTTTGATTCCTAATCAACTGGATCTCTCTGTCGAGTCTCAGCATAAACTTAATGTAGACGAAACGCGTGCTGCTGTAGCTGAAACAGTTCAACAGTTACCACGTCAGGAGTTTGTTCCTGTCGCTACAAATACACATATGACATCAATGCCTATGACTGCCGTACAGACTACCGTACAGCAACCTCAGGTGTTATCTGCTGAAGATATTATCAAAGGTAATCTGAGTCGTCCTGGTATGATGCCGGGTAACATGATGATGCCAGGTATGATGCCAGGTATGGTTCCTGGAATGATGCCTGGTATGATGCCGGGTATGATGGCTCCTGCCGGAACATACACACCGTCTTGGGTTCAACAAGAAACTATGGTTAGTCAACAACAACCTGGTGGAATGCAAATGAATCCTAACATTATGCAACCTACTAACAATATTATTATGACCGCACAAGGTCCAGCCATGATGACACCACAAGGTCCTGTGTTGTTGAACCAAGGAAACATGGCTATGAACCCTAATATGCAAATGCAAATGAATCCTAACATGCAGATGCAGATGAATCCAAATATGAATATGATGCCAATGAATAACGGTATGATGATGAACAACGGAATGATGCCGATGCAGACTTCTGGTATTGAGTTCAATCCGATATTTAGCGGACGATAAGAAGTAAGAAACACCAGAGGGTTATCCCTCTGGTGTATTCTTTTTTTTAACTATTAGGAACAAGTGGTTTTATTGCTAACTTAAACGTGTATTTCTTACCATCAAAATCAACAGGTGATCTATAACCATTGATATACATTGTGAAAACATATAGATTAGTGTCGATACGCATTTCCTTAAACAGTCCGTATAGATTTCCTCTATAACGAAGAGCCATATCTGGTGTAACAGACACCTCATTAAAATTATATGTTATATCAATATGATCTAAATATATTAGGTTGTCATTTAACTTGGTATAATTAGCAAATTTATAATCGTTTACTTGCAGTTGTTCTAGCATTTGAGTACCCTCAAGATTCATCAAAGCATAACTACTTCGGATTTAATTACAATGATATATATAGTATTTGGAATTAGGTAATTAGTTTTTTAATTTTGAGTTCAATCGGCTGATTACAAAAAGGAGAGTTTAATGGCAAAAACCGAGATCAAAGCCGAGTTCATTGGAACTGCGGCAATTAATTCATTTATTGCAAATACTTCCAGTCCGCGTGCGGTCATGGATTTTTCGCACTTCTCCGCACACCTGCCTTTACTGACACCCGATGAAAAGGTTGTTAAATCTGGCATTGAGTATGAACTTGGTAAATATATTAACGATGTACGTGGTGATCATGACTACGTAGTAAAAGCTATTATTCCTCGGTACCGTGAATTCGGTGTTGCTGATGTTCCTACTTATACCATCCTCGCAGAGTATGAAGAGAATGGTCAGATCTTTGTTGACTTTATTGACGTTGATACTTATAAGTCTTCACACACCTTCTTCGGTTACAAGCTTAAACCAACTGAAGAACTGTTGAATATGTCGTTCAACTCTGTTCTTCCAAAAGACACTATCCTTGCCAGGACTGATAGTTATGGTGATGAAGGTGCTTATAACTATGGTCTAAATGTTAACATGGTATTCATGTCACATCCATCTGTATCTGAAGACGGATTTGTGGTATCTGAAAGCTTTGTTAAACGATCCAAGTTTAACTCTATTGTTAAGCGTGTTATCAATATTACCAAAGATACTCTGCCTGTTAACTTGTACGGCGATAAAGAGATCTTTAAGTTTATTCCGAACATTGGTGATCGTGTTCGGGAAGATGGTCTGCTCTGTGCTCTTCGTGAACGTAACGATTGGTTCAGTGTTTCCGATCTCAATGATGTAAACATATCAGAAGTTGATATTACATTTGACAATTTAGTCTATGTAAATCCAAACTCCACAGTCCTTGATGTCAAGGTTATTCGTGGTAACTATAACAAACAAGAATTTACCGGTAAGATGACTAAGCAGCTTGATGATTTTGCTGCAATGTTAATCAATTACTATACCAATGTCGTTAATAAGTTCTATCAGATCCTGAATGAAAAGAAAGTCATGTATGGATCAATTGACGCTGTTCGTATTACACCAAAACTGCATCGCTTCATTACTGATTGTGAAATCAAGATCAATGCAGTAACTTCTAATAAAAATAAGCTCTGCTATCGCAAGCTTCCTATTGATCAATATCGTGTTGAGATTACTACTATCTCCACTATCGAACCTAAAGAAGGTTATAAGCTAACTGATATTCATGCAGCCAAAGGTGTTATCTGTAAGATTCTTCCTGACGCTATGATGCCAGTTGATAAGAATGGTAATCGTGCTGAGATAATTACAGACAGTGCTGCGACTATTTCTCGTATGAATCTTGGTCGTGCTTATGAAGCTTATCTTGGTGCATTGAGTCGTGATAATCGTCAAAGGTTGATTCACTTCTTCTATACGAAATATGGTAACGAGTACCTAAATAAAATTGAAAATAAACTGTATTCAAAAGAAGATATTGATTATTTCTATAATTATATTCGTGGGTTGTATGCTCTTATTAATCCTGACATGGTCGAGTTCATGGACAGTCTTAATCAGGATGAAGTAGGAGATCATTTATATGAAGTATTGACCAAGAACCTATTCATATATTATCCCACTGATAATGAGATCAACATCACTGACGTGATTAGTATGATCGAAGAAAGCGACTATAAACCATTAAATGATAAAGTTACGTATGTGGATGAACTGGGTCGTACAGTGGAAACAGTAGAAGACATTCGTGTCGGACAACTCTACTTTATGTTGCTGGAAAAGATCGGTAACTCCTATTCAGCAGTAAGCTCAAGTAAAGTAAACAACTTTGGTTTCCCAATCAAGGGTACCAACTATGACAAGTTTAAGTATCCGCACTCTCTTACTCCGACCAAGACTATGGGTGAAACCGAAGTCCGAATCGAAGCAGCTTTGGCTGATCCTGAGATGGTTGCCGATATGTTCGATATTAATCTTAATCCTATCTCTCACAAGTTCTTGATCAAGCATATTCTTGAGAGTCCCAATGCGTTTGATCCTAACTTCAATATCGATCGGTCAATTGTGGAGTATGGCAACACAAAATCGTTGGCTATTCTACAACACATCTTTAACGCAAATGGCATTGAATTAGGCTTTGAGGAATAGGGATGAGTGAAAAAACATTAGTCAGAAACCTATTCAACATACCACGTATGGACATTTGGAACATTCCAGAAGTTCCATATCTGGTTGTGTATGAAGATGGAACTGAAGTTCAACAAAATAAGAAACAGATAGTATTTAACAGGTATTGTTGGGAACTGTTTGCACTGTTTCCTAATACACCTATCATTAGTACATGTGACTGTAGTTACATTTTAAATAACGAATATTACAACGCTGATACCCATATCAGATTACTTGAAACTATCTTTAAACATATTTGCGAATTCAATCAACTTCATGCTTACTCCACCAAAGAAAATTTGTTGCGTTTAGTTATGAAAATTGTTAACCTTATTCGTAATGAAGTTGTTACAATGATCTCGCCTTGGGTGTCAGGTATTGACGCTACAGACTTCGTCGAGGTTATTAAACATAAAGCAATCGCGGACATTCAGAGCAATCTGAAACCAAGTCCGGAACATATCGACCGTGCGTATAAAATGACTAAACAGTCAATGCAGAATATTAACCCTAAGAATCGGTTTGTTAAAGCATATCGGTCTAAGTCTATTAACGAGAACCAAGCCAATCAGTGTATCGGTCCTCGCGGATATGTGACTGATCTAGATCGTACTGTATTCAAGCAACCTATTGTCAATGGCTTTATCAAAGGCATGGGTAACTTGTTTGAGATCATGGCTGAGTCACGCACTGCAGCTAAATCTCTTAATGCAAACGATACACATATTAAGACATCAGAATACGCATCACGTCGTATTCAACTTCTGACGATGTCTGTACGCAACATTGTTAATCATGATTGTGGAAGTACTGAGTATATGGATGTGTTCATCACTCAACAAGTGCTGGACAATATGAAAGGTATTTATTATCTTAAGGAAGATGGGTCACTGGAATGGATTCGTGGTAATGAGTCACATCTAGTTAATCAGATTATCAAGGTCAGAACTGCGTTAGGTTGTCGACATCCTGTTGCTCATGAAGTCTGTACAACTTGTCTTGGTAAGATCTCTGAGAACTTTAAAGAGAACAGTAACCTTGGTTACATTATGACTTCCTATTTGATGGAAAAGTCTACGCAGACTATTCTATCTACCAAACACTTGACGCACAGCGTTAAGAAGTCAGCAATTAAGCTTGAAGGCAATGCCAACAAGTATTTCTACACTGACGATGAGAATAACATCTACTTTAATAAAGATCTTGACTTGACAGGTATGGTAATGATCCTACCTAATTCTCGTCTAAGTAAACTAATCGACGTACTGAATATCCAGCACACCAATATTGCTCTGAATAAGATTGGTGAATTGGAAGAAATTATTCTTAAGGATACGAAACATAAGACACCGCTAGTTGAAACTGTGGACATCTCTTATCGTGATCGTACTTCTATTATTACTAAAGGTTTGCTTGAACATATCAAGAACTCTAAACTAGAATCAGATGCTCGTGGTAACTTTGTTATCCCGTTGGATCGCTATGACAAAACACGACCTGTGTTCAATAATCCACTGAAGGAAGGTAACATCATTTCCTTCGTTAATAAGATTACCAGCATTATCGAAACCAATAAAGATAAAGTTGACGATCCTTATGAAAAGCTTGGTAACTTATTTGCACATATCATCGATCAATTCAAATGCAACTTCTCTATCTTGCAGATCATGATCTATGCAACGACTACCTACAATGCATATAACAACAATTATCGACTTGGACGCAACTCAGCGCATCCACACTGTGAACAGAAGACTGTGTTGTTTAGACACCGTAGTCTTTCTCAGTTGTTGATCTTTGAAGAGCAATCTAAAGAGCTGATGTCTAATGCATCTGTTATGTTTAGTAACGTGAACCGAATGGGACACCCGATGGATGTTCTATTTACACCTCAAGCAATCGTGAAATAAGAAGACCAGGAGAGAGCAATCTCTCCTGGCTTTTCTTTTGTAAAAAAGGAATAAATATGCTTTTGAAAATTGGTATCAATAAATACTTTTCTCCGCATTTTATTATGATCATCAACGGTAAACGTATGTTTCAGTGTTTGTTCTCTGAAGAAGACAGAACCAAAGCTTATCTTTGGATGGAAGGATACATTGAAGGTTTAGGTAATCCTAATATTCAGTTTGACGATCGTAATGATAATGATAACGATTTGCCGTTATTGATTTTGTGGTAATAATTATAACAGGAGATCCGTCTCCTGTTTCTTTTTTTGAATTAAATTCAGTTGCATATATATTATCTGTACATACGACACTTAACTGTGTAAGGAGAAAAAAATGGAGAATGTAATATTTGACACAGCTGTACCTTATCACGCAAGAAATATATATGCGGATATTTTCAAGGATTTCTTTTCATCACAAGAAACATTTCTTATAACAAAAACTCTTGTTCATCCAGAAACAAATGAAAAACACAGGAGTGGATCTGGTTTTGATAATTTTGAAAAATTCAGTGAACATTTTTTAGAATTCAGATCCTGTTTAAAATGGGATCGATGCTACGAGATCTATAGGTATAAAGGTTATCCGGTAAGACAATTCTTAACGTTTACACTTATAGATAAAAAAATCTATCTGATCGAAAGGGAAAATGAAACAGGTGTCTGGAATGTTGTTAAAAAAGACAAAGCTAACTTACCTTCTAGATCAAATGACCTTGAATGGTTGGAGTGTTATAATCCTGTCGACTACATCGACTGCATTATTCCCACTATTAAAATGCTACATCATTCCAGAGATGACTCCGAAGAGTTTGATCCTGCTGAACTGATTCATCGCATGCGTGAAGGAAGAACTCCTTGTTGGTGACTAAAATAAAAAGAATAGCTTATGCTGTTCTTTTTTTCATTTGAATTTATTTCAATTACATATATATAAAGTAACCTAATCATTCAAGGAGATTCATTATGAACATTCTTTCTCAGGTGCACGGTGGTCGCGCTCGTCAATTCCAGCATTATGCTGATTTGTTCGAGAAGTTTGCGGAGCAAGATAAACCATTTCTTCTTGTGAAGACTATGGCTACTCCTCGCCGGGAATGTCTGGTTCCTTACCAGGCCGCGTTCTTCGACACAATAGAAGAACTCGAAGCTGCTCGTACTAAATACAGAACACAAGACATTCGTGAGAATGGTCTGGATGTTATGTTTACTACGGGGTTCGAATGGGATCTTGGAATTAATTTCATTCCAGCTCCAAACCTGTAAGCAGCAAAAAGAACAGAGTTATGAACTGTTCTTTTTTTTTTCATCGAGAGTTAATTCAACTACATATATAGTATCCGATAAGATCCAAGGAGATCCAATGTTTTATTATTTAAATAGAAATAAGCTGATATTAAATTGGATTTGACACCATGCTCAAACTAACATTTTATAATCTCAGTGTTCAACTAGAGACTGACGATTACATTTTACTCGCACATATACGATCATTTGTAAATAAGTTTTATACACAAAAACAACAAAAAGGTTTTAGTCAAAATCAAGTTAGCGGTGATAAAGTATTCGCCGGTAGTTTGAAAGACAAACCTATTCATTTATTTCATACAAACCAATTTATACATCTTTATCAGTATCTTGAACAGCTTGGGTATAAACTTATACCTGATGAGAAGATCGATAAAAGACAATACGATATTCTTCCGGGTGATTTTAAAGTTAGAGATAACTGGACTCCTTACGATTATCAAGTTCCTATTATTGATTTTCTTCTTGATGAACCAGTTAAAAGTAAACTTGTTCCTATCCAAACAGGTAAGGGTAAAACATCAACCGCGTTATTTACGATCGGTAGACTAAATCAAAGACTTGGTATCGTTATTCTTCCTAGCTTTATTGAGAAGTGGGTTCTTGACATTTGTACGGTGCATGAAGCATCTACCACAGATGTCATGGTTATTCAAGGTGGTAAAGCTTTGCGTGCCGTTATTGAACTTGCTAAAACAGATAGCTTAGATAATAATTATTTCATCTTCTCAAGCAGAACAATGCAAGAGTATATTAATCAATACGAAGAGAATCCAGAACTCTGTGTTGATATGTATGGTTGCGCACCACTTGACTTATTCCCATTGTTGGGTATAGGTATCATGTTGGTTGATGAAACTCACATGCATTACCATGCCATCTTTAAGATTCTTATCTATACTAATGTTAAGTTCCAAATAGGACTTTCTGCTACGCTGATGTCTGATGACAACTTAATCGAAAGAATGCATAAAGTTGTTTATCCGGATAAGTATATTTATAAAGGCGGAGAACTAGATCGCTACACAGATGTTTATGCAATCTCTTATTCCATGCCAGATTTTTATATGAAGTTTATTAAGACCAAGAACTACGGGTCTAATAATTACTCACATACAGCTTTTGAACAAAGTATCATAAAGAGACAAGATATATTGCAAAAATATATTAGACTCATTAAAGCTAACATTGAAGATTACTATATTGAAGATTATAAAGAACAAGACAAGGTAATCATCTTTGTGTCAACCGTTAGCATGGCTACTCGATTATCTGATGCATTGAGAAGTTTCTATCCTGAGTTTAAGGTTAAGCGTTACTGTGAAGAAGATTCATATGAAGAAATGCTTGGTGGTGATATCATTGTTTCAACGCCTATTTCAGCAGGTACAGCTTTAGATATACCTAGACTTCGTGTCGCTATCAATACAGTATCCATCTCTTCAGCTCCTACAAACATTCAGATTCTTGGACGTTTAAGAAAATTGAAAGATAGAGATGTAAAGTACTGTTATATTTATGCAGGTAACATAGGTAAGCAAAAGGAGTACCATCTGAAAAGAATGGAACTGTTTAAACCACGTGTTGCTAATATTGCTTTAAGACAATCGTCAGCAAGTATGTAACAAGAACAGCCTGGAAACCCAGGCTGTTCTTTTTCTTTTTTTGTTAATAACGTTATCAAATCTACTGATTGTATAATTAGGAGAACGTAATGAAAGTTAATAAAGTTAATTCTAGATCAGATATTGCACCAATTTTAGATGGTCAAGATACTAAATTGATTTCTGGTGGTGACTATGTCTGGGCTGATGAGAGAGCTGAGTTTACTGTTAAAGCTTTAGGTGGTAGCGGTAATCCTTCTTGGAATGAATATCTTACAGGATTTCAAGGACTCACATTCAGCGGAACAGCAATGAACCAAGTCTGGCTTAATTTCTGTATTAACCATGACATCGCTTTAAATACAAAAGTCTATCCTCATATTCATTGGATGCCTTTAAATGATACAACGGGTGTAGTTCGTTGGGTATTGAGTACATGATTGCAAAGGGACATGGTCAAGGTGTTTTTGCATTACCTTCTAAAGTTATTTATGTGAATCACACAGTTCCTTTAAATTCTAAAGGAAAACACATGATAACAGAGGTTCCTGATATAGATGCAATATATTCAAACCAAATAGAACCTGATAGCGTTATCAAAATGAGAATCTTTAGAGATGCCACTAATCCGGTTGACACTCATAACTTTGCGATCCATGCTTGGCAAGCTAAATTACATTACCAAGTAGAGCGAATCGGAACAAAGAATAAAAAGCCTCCATTCATAGGTTAAGTGTGTGTTATTTTTCACTATAAAAGTTATTGTATGGTATAATAAAAAGGAACGTGTTTCCTATGTTTACAAAAGAAGATTTAGAGAATGATAAACATTTCACAAATGTTTTCTCTAGAATGTTAACAAACGATCCATATAAAGTTGGTAAATTAATAGATACTTACACTCTACCATCTTTGATAGATAAAATAAGCAAAGCATATTTCGAAGATGTAAAGTATCTTCCTAAAAGTGATCTACACCTTATCAGAACAAATGACTTAGGTTTTGGTTATAGTTCTTATATTTCACCAGCAAGACTACAAGAATTTATAGAACTAAATAAAGTTTCTAAAGATATTCCTATTGAATTTAAATATGAACATGGTAACGTATTTACTTATATCGACCTAGACGATATCGATCCTTCTTTATTATTAACAGATGACATTTACATTGTAGTTAAGAAGGCTACAAAGCAAATTTATTATGCAGTGATAGGTAGACCTACCTCACCTAACATTCTCTTTCACAGGGATGATCTTAGTGGGTTTAAAGCTACTTTAAGTAGTGCTATAACTGTAGAACATTTTAATCGTATCGATATCTTTGAAAAAATAAAAGCCGACTTTATCTGAGGAGCGTAACTGCTCCTCAGATGAATGTTTGTTTTTTAAATAAACTGGCTATAAAGCAAGGATATTTTTATGTATTATTTATGTTTTACAATTAAAGAAAATAAAATAGCTATTAAATTTGTAGATAGCTATAAACTTATAGACAAAACAGAACTAACGTATAATGAAAATGAAAACAAAAAATCTGTTCATTTCGTTAGATGTTTAACACAATTAATTCCAGTATTTAAACTTGATGAAAAAAGATGATGTTGATAATAAAAGTATAGTGTTAATACAAACAGATGAAATATTTGGTGTGTTTGTGGAAGATATTGATAAAATAATTAAAACTAAGTTACCACGTGGCTATAGACTTTTATCAAAAGAAGAATTTGAAATACTTATAAGAGATGGAAGAAATGACATAACAAGTCAGGTTGAATTATTCTAGGATACTACGGGTCATTCCCGTAGTATCCTATTCTGAATTATATTTAATAACATATATAATAACTGTGATATAAGTATATTTATCGGAGAAACAAATGTCAATAGACGGTCACATTCCACTGGATACGACAATACGTAATCCAGAATGGTTGAAGAAAAATGAACAAGCTATTAAAAATATCTTTCCAAAAACGTTTACACATATGCATAACCTGAATGGTTTACAGATAGGTTATCAGTTAAAACTTATTGGTGTTGACTGGCGCTCAGAAGAAGAGTTCAGTGGTGTTATGGTTTATCTAGAAAAGGTAAAAATTATTCTTCGTGATGGGTTAACAGTTAAAGCAAACCCGCATTCCATCTTTTAAATTAGTCCCTTTAAGGGAAAGGAAACATCGTGAACAAGAAACAAATTGTACCACTTCCTTTGGAAATCGATACACCTCGTTACCAGAAAATGGTTGATGATGCATTGGAAAAAACAATGCGTGATACCATCAACAACCGTATTAGCTTTCTGTTTATTAATCCGGCTGAACAAAGTCGTTATGACTATCTCAAACGTGCTTATCCAACTGACCCAGATCTAGCCGCCGGTTATAACTTTGTTAAAGAAATTATTGATAAAAAACTTCTGGAAGAAAAGTTTCAGAAGTATGTTGATGACTACACGGACCGTAACTTTGCCCGTATTCTCGGTACTGCGCTGGAGAAAGCTTTGGAACATAAAGCAAACGCCATGGCATTCAAAATCATAAAAAATAGACTTACCATTGATGGTTGCGATAAAGTTTCCAGCAATGGTGAGCTTCGACAATATGTAGATGATAATGTTAAAAAAATATAACTTAAATATATTGATATCATAATTTGTCGCATATGGAAACTATGACACATTCACATGACACAAATAAAGAACCTTTAAAATGGCCAGTACTAATAGATCATATCGATGATCAATATAATGTTCTAGAACATATTGAATTAAAAACTAACGTAGAGTCATTTGATGAACTTTTATTTGAAGTAGAAATGGTTCATCCTCATGTCGCTCGTAAATTACACTTGTTAATAGGTTATCCTGAATTTGAAATTGAGATGAATAACCTTATGTTTGACACAAGACAAAATAGACAAGGATTTTCAAAATTTATTTTGAATCTTCTTTTTAAGATATATAATCTCCATATTAAAAAATATGGAAAACTGACATCAATTAAAACTGATCTATGGGAAACAAACCACTCCTTTTAGGGGTGGTTTTTTCTTTTGTATTTGATTTTATTTTGGTAGCATATATAATATCTGTACCAAATTGGTTCGAACACAATAGTTCCGACAGTTTGGATTATAGGAGATAGTAACATGACAACTGAAATGACTTCATCTGTTCAACGGCTTTCTCGTGATCTGGCAAAAGCCGGCGCAACGTTGTCCGATACTGAAGCTCGCTTTCTCGTGGACAAAAAAGTATATCCATTTATTTTTCAACTTAATAGAAAGAGAGGTAGTGATGGCTAGTAAACTTTTATTAATACCAGAGTATCAAATTTGGTTAGCTATGAAAAGAAGATGTTATAATAGCAATGTTAAAAACTTTGATAGATATGGAGGTAGAGGTATTAAAATATCTCAAGAATGGTTTTATAGTTTTTGGTCATTTTATAACGATATGGGTCCTAGACCTAGTTCAGAATACTCAATAGAACGAAAGGAAAATGATAAAGGTTATTGTAAAGAAAACTGTGTCTGGGCTACCCGTAAAGAACAGTGTAGAAACAGATCCACAAATACATATGTAGTTTATAAAAATAAAAGAGTTTCTTTAGTGGAACTTTCTGAATTAACCGGTATTAAACAAGGTACCTTACAATATAGATTATCAAAAGGTCTTTCAGATGAAGAAATAGTTAAACCTGTTGGAAAGTATTATGAGTTTAATAATAAAACACATACACTATCAGAATGGTCTAAGATAGTAAATATTAATTATGATATATTAAGAGATAGAGTTAAAAATTTAAAATGGTCTATAGAAAAAGCTTTATCAACTCCTATATTGAAACCTAAAGAATATAAAAAATTAGGTAATTGTAATAATTAACATTTAACAGGTTGATTTTTAAAGAGAGTACCATGAACCTAAATTGTGATAAATGTGTTATTAGGTTAAACCAGTTGACTGTAAGATATAGAAGAACTGTCAAAGACAGTTCTTCTAGTTATTTTTTTTTTCTTTTTTAATAAGCATCGCATAATGTGAAATTTACCATAAAGAGAAGAACATGGATAGTCGAGTTATTCTTTCAAAGATAGTTACTCTAATCTACCGCTCTCGTATCATTGGTAACAATGAAAACGATGACCTTGCACGTACCATCTTAAATACTATCAAGACCGATGCACCTGAATTCAATTTCAACGGTCATAACGCTATTAAACGTTTAAAAGAATTTGCTCTTGAGATGTTGGAAGAGAAAGACCAAATTGCTAAAGAAGTTATTACGCAAAGTCTTGCTCTTATCTTAGAAAATGATTCTAAACTTCTAGGTATTATTAAAGATTCTATTGAGCCTGATCATGATGATTCGTCTAATAAACGTATTATCACATCTATGATCAAGCTACTTAATAACTATTATAAAGAGCATGTTGCTATTGAAATACTCAATAAAGCAACTTATGATCTAAAGTTTAATCGTGCAAAGATTACAAACTTTAGTGATTATCTGAAAACAACTCTTTCTAATCTGGAACCATTGACGAGTGTCATCTCGACTTTGAAAGATCCAGCAGTTGTGAATGAAATTGACTTTGATAATCCAGAATCAGTTACAACTGTTTTTGAAGAAGTTAAAAGCCTGAATAATAATACAGGTGTATATAAGTTTGGATGGCAAGATGTCAACACAATGACTCAAGGCGGTGTACGCCGTGGAGAAAGTGTTGGTATCGAAGCACTTCAGCATAAATATAAAACTGGTTTTTCTCTATCAGCCTTTATTCAGCTTGCAACAGAAAATACTCCGATTGTAACTAAAGAAGAAGCAGAAGCTGGAAAGAAACCACTTCTTGTTCGTATTTCGTTTGAAGATAACTTAACGAACAATCTGCAATTCATGTATCAGTATCTTAAGGCCATGGAAGGCACACCAGTCTCCGCTAAGGACTTTGGTGAACTCTCTGCTGAAGAGATGTCTGCATACATTCTAGCGCGTCTTACAGCGACTGGATTCAAGATTAAAATGCGTCGTGTTGATCCATCACAATGGACATACTCGTCACTTATTAACTATATCTTAGAACTTGAAGCACAAGGTTATGCTGTTCATGTTCTTATGTGTGATTACCTATTGAAGATGCCAACTACTGGTTGTCTACAAGGTGCTGCTGGTCAAGATAAACGTGATTTAGTTCGTCGCGTCCGTAACTTCTGTTCAGCACGTAACATCGCTTTCATTTCACCTTACCAGCTTTCTACAGAAGCTAAACAACTTATTCGGAATGGTGTTCCTGAACATCAGTTCGTTAATGAAATTGCAGAGAAGGGTTATACCGATGGTTGTAAGACTATCGACCAAGAACTCGATCTAGAACTTTACATACATCTATTTACACATAAACGAAGAAAATACCTGGCTGTTCGACGAGGTAAACATCGTCTTTCAACAGTTATTTCAGATGAAGATAAATATGTTATTTATAGATTCCCTGGATTAAATATTCCTATCCTTGGAGATTTGCATTGTGAAAGTACAGGGATGCGAAAGCTACCTAAAGACTTTGACGATGCAGATAGTGGTAATATTCTTGAAGAAGTTCTCGCATAAGGAGATTCAAAATGGGTTGGCATGATCATCGTGGGTGTGTTCCTCCTAAGAAGTCTGATGAGGAAAAGAAACAAACACCCGAACAAGCTAAGCAATAGTTTGTGAAATGTCGGAGGCGTACCAAAGCGGTTTAATGGAACGGATTACTAACCCGTCGTAGGGAAACCTACCGTGAGTTCGAATCTCACCGCCTCCGCCAATTAAAAAATAAATATTTCGGTATATTTATTGGAGATTACAAATGGATCAAATCACATCTTTTCTCGGTTATGTTGGTGTTATTGCTGTTGGTGCAGAACGCCTTACCGATGTAATTAAACGTATGTATCTTGAAAAGAAAGAAGTTCCTGGCTACGTGTATCAATTGATCACATTTGCTTGTGGCTTCGCTCTTTGTTTTGTTCAGCCTCCGGAATTCAAACTGTTCGGGTTTAATCAACTGACTATTGCAATTATGGTTGGACTTTCTGTTTCTGGTTCTTCAAGTGCTTGGCATGATGCCTTAGGCGCTTTGAATAACTTTAAAAAATCATTAGAGTTGGTTCCTGCTAAGGAAGAGACTGCTAAGTAATTTGAATTTTTCTTAATTGCTTATATATTACTTGTTATTGTATTAGTAAAGGTGATGTATGAGTCAAAAAAATATTAACACTATTCTGGATAAGATGGATGCTAATGACAAAGAACGTTTCTGGTCCAAGGTAGACATTAGATCTGAAGAAGAGTGTTGGGAATGGAAAGATGCTTTAAATTCAAAAGGCTATGGACATTTAAGTATAGGTGGAAGATCTGGAAAAGATATTTTATCACATAGAATAGCTAAAACTCTTTCTATGGGAACAGAAATACCAGATGGTTTATTAGTCATGCATGTGTGTGATAACCCACCTTGTTGTAATCCCGGCCATTTAGATCTTGGCACAAATCAAGATAATTTAACCGACATGGTTAATAAAGGTAGAGCAGCCACTAGTTTTGGTAATGCTAAAATTGACTGGGATGTTGTCGACACCATAAGACAATCTTCTCTCACTGGTAAAGAACTATCAGAACAGTTAAATATTCCGAAATCATCTATATCTGAAATTAAAAATCATAAAACATGGAAAGAAGAACATAGGGAAAAGGCTATTGTTCCTATGGATGTGGATATTTATCAACTTCAAGTTGATGATGACTATATACGAATGATTATTTAACGCCGGGCTAGCTCAGTTTGGTAGAGCAGCGCATTTGTAATGCGAAGGTCATCTGTTCGAGTCAGATGCTCGGCACCAACAAACAAAGAGATATACACCACCAGGAAACTGGTGGTGTATATTTTACTTTTCTCTTTTAGAAGTGTAGTAACTTGCATTAGTTGCTTTGCAAGTAAATGTATCTATCATATGCATACCGTCTTTAATTTCAACAGTTTGATCGATAGGAAGACTGTCAAGATAAACACTAACTTCTTTATTTAAGCACATGTTACAAAGCTTAATTTCTTTATGACCAATACAATACTGATCATGTTTGATACATGTTGCTAAGTCCATTTATTCCACCTAAGTAAGATAAGTAATCAACCAATTTTATTTTTACACTTTTTTTAATGATGTGTCTATAATAAGGACAGTATATGTTCAAACCACAAAGAGCAAGAGATACAATAGAAGAAGAACTTATCAGGTTACTTCTTAAGTACAAAGAACTTATCATTATGACTAAGTATGACGGTGTCCGTTGCTTAGTTGAAAACTGTATCGTAAAAGGAAAAACATTAATTCCTATCCCTAATAAATATATTCAGTCTCTTTATGGTAATGAAGAATATGAAGGTAAAGAGTTTGAGTTAGTTGTGTTAGATCATAAGGGTGAATATGATCCGATAACCTGTTGTCGTGAAACAGTTAGCTTTACTAATAGTGAAAATTTAGTAAGAGCACATCACTGTATCCTTATTGATAACTTTCAACTAGGTGAATTTCCTTTCGAGGATCGATTACTTAATCTGGATTTATTCACTAAAGATCATCCTAAATTTAAATTACCGCATTATATTATCGCTTCAACGATTGAAGAGATTCTTCACTACGAAGATAGTATATTAAAAACAGATAACGAAGCCATTATTATTCGTAATCCAGAACTTACTTATAAAGAAGGAGCATCTTCTAAAGAAGGTGAACTGTTAAGACTAAAGCGTTATATTTCTGAAGAAGCTATTATTGAAGATGTCTTACCGGCATTTACTAATAACAATGAACCTAAAGAGAATCTTCTTGGTAATATGGAAAGAAGTTCACATATTGATGGTAAAGTTGCTAAAGAAGAAATAGGTAAGTTCTTCTGTACATTAGTCAAAGACATACATGACCCTTGGTCTGGTCGTTTGATCGCAAGGAAGGGTAGTTCCTGTGTCGTTGCGACGGGTAGTATGACTAAAGATGAAAAGATAAAACTCTATCAAGAGAAAGAAAAACTTAAAGGAAGAATGATTAATTTCAAGTCATTCCCTAAAGGTACTAAAGATAAACCTAGATTTGCAACCTTTCAGTATTTTGTTCCAACATTTGATTCACCAATTTAATTTTATTTTTAACAATAATAAACTGACAATCGCATAAGGATCATCATGAATTACAAACTTGACACAGATACACATGTTTATTTTTATGAACAAGAGTTTTATGTGCTATCTAATTTTTCTTCTTTTAGAGTTTGCTGGAAAGGTGTTAATTTTGATACCGCTGAAGCAGCTTATCACTGGGCAAAGTTTCCAAATGACCCAGATATTCAAATACAAATTCTAGATGCTATGTCTGCTCATGATGCATTTAAGATAGCACAACTTGAAAAGAATAAACGTAGACCCGATTGGGATGACGTAAAAGTTGAAATAATGAAAGATATTCTTTTTGCTAAGGTTTTACAGCATGAGTATGTCTATAAAAAACTTATGGAAACAGGTAGTCGTAAGTTAGTTGAAGACTCTTGGCGGGATGATTTCTGGGGTCATGGTCCAGATAAAAATGGACAAAATATGTTGGGTGTACTTTGGCAAGAAGTTCGGTCAGAGCTTAATAATTAATTTAAAAGGAGTTTGTCATGCGCTTTCGTAACGTGTTTCTCGGCATCGGTTCAGCTTTAGTTGTTACTGTTCTTCTTCTATCTGACCCTGACTCAGGTTTTGTTAAGAATCTGCCTTTTGGCGCAGGTACTCTCAGCTTCCTGATTATTCTTGTTTCAAGTGTTCTTTATATTGGCGTTCTTCATCTTGGTCGTCGAGCGTTGTTTGACTATATCGATCTTGAAGAATATTTCAAGAAAGCAAAACTATCGCCTGAAGGTGCTGGTTATGCACTTATAGCAATAGGACTATTTTCCGTTGCTATCTCTATTGTGATTCTAGCAGCCTCTAAGATTTAAGGAGGATGTCATGCAAGCAATGCGTGATTATAGTTGGGGTCAAGGTAAGGTTGAAGAAGTAACTGGATTAAATCGTGATCAGCGAGAGTCTCAGGCTTGTCAACGTCGTCTTGCTCAAATGGAAAAGAATAGACAGAAACAACAGAAAAGAAAGCCTAATGCACTCGAAGTAAAGTCTAAGGCTGAAAATTCTATTATTAATGGTTAAGTGATGGAAACAAACCCATTCATCTTAGCAAATTTACAAGAAGGTGAATCTTGCAAAGAGATGGTTATGGGTGATATTCCTTTATTCACCCAAGATCATTATGATGTAATAAAACAAATTATAACCGAGAGTGAAACTTTAACTCATATCGGAACAAGAATATATTTTAGAAAATCAACTATAGATCATGTTAAAGTTTGTACAGAACGTAATGAACCTATTGATTATGGTTTAGAACAAAGTAACTTTTGTGACTTAACTGTAATGGTGAGAATAAATAGAGAGATAAGTCCGCATTTAGCGGCTTGTGATGTCATTGAAAAAATCTTTACATTTGTTAAACCATCACTACGATTCCACTAAGATCAAGAGAGCTTCGGCTCTCTTGATTTTTTATTTATTTTCTCATTAAGTGAATTTTAATTAGGAGTTTAAGATGGGACGTTTAACCAGTGATGATAGAAAGTTTGGTCCTATAACTTACGGTAAAGCAAGTTGGAACGCATTCCGTGCTATCTTAGATAGCGGTGGTTCTGATGACGATGAAGATAAAATCGAAACTACTCTAACCGTTTATATGTTTGGTTGGGTGTTCCGTGTTTGTCTTGGACAACTTATTAAACCTATCACTTATAAAGTTAAAGCAGGATGGGATGAAGCAACCATCGCTAGACTAGGTAGAGACTGGTATGATACTTCATTCAATAAAGAATATGGTTTTAGTTATCACGAAGGATTTCTTCAGGTGTTCTTTGGGATACAAAATGACATGGGACACTATACCCATGTTGACAATGAAGGCTTTGTAACATACAGTCCTAAAGATCCTAATAAGACATATACACCTATTACACAAAGAAGTAGGTCTTGGCATCTTCCATGGACACAACTTCGTACAACAGAATATCGTTTATTCGATGATAAGAATAATATCTTTAAGGAACTAAAGAATAATAAAGGTATTGCATTCAAAGAACTTTTTGATCCAAATGTAGATTGTCCAACGGTCAATTTTCTTTTAAAAGACTTTGATGGTGTTATGGTAACAGCAAAGACACATATTGAAGAAACTGTTTATCGTAAAGGTATCGGTAAATTCAAATGGGTGTCATGGTTTACTAAACCACTTGCTTATCGTCAACTTAAAATTAATTTTGATAAAGAGACTGGTCCTGAAAAGGGAAGCTGGAAAGGCGGAACAACAGGAACGTCTTTTGATGCCACTGATTATAAAAATCATTACGAAGCTATTAAGGCTTTTTGCGATGAAACACATCGTTCAAAATCTGGTCGTTACAAAATGCAGTATTTAACAAGGGAGCTTCCAATATGATCGTTGGGTTAACAGGATTAATAGGATCAGGTAAAGATACGGTAGCTGATCATCTAGTTAGCAAATATGGGTTTATCCAATTGTCTTTTGCTGAATCCGTTAAAGATGCACTTGCTGTTATCTTTGGTTGGGATCGTCAGATGCTTGAGGGTAAAACACCTGAACATCGTGACACTAGAAACAAGGTAGACTATTGGTGGGCTAAACGTTTAGGTATTCCAAACTTTACACCACGATTCGCAATGACAACATTTGGTACCGATGTCATGCGTAAACATTTTGATGATCGTATATGGGTGCTTTCAGTTGAAGATAAAATTACCCGTCTTCAACAAAAAGACCCTAACGTAAGAATTGTTATATCTGATGCTCGATATGTTAATGAACTTAAGATGCTGCATCATCTTGATGCTGTTTTATTTGAAATTACAAGAGGTGGTTTGCCAGCTTGGTGGCGATCTGCTCTTCAGTATAATAAACTTGATAGTAATTTTGAAAAGAAACTTTATAAATTTTATTTATCACATATTTCTAAAGAACCTAATATCTTTAATCAGAATGTTCACTCGTCTGAATATGATTGGATTGGTTATCGTTTTGACCATACTTTATTCAATGATAGTAGTATTGATGTACTTAAACAAAATGTAGATATGTTTATTTCGCTTCGTCTTACGTACCAATAAAACTAACAGCCAGAGGGAATACCTCTGGCTGTTAGTTACTATGCACTGACTGTTAAATACCCACTAATATTAATCTTGTTAGGATTGTTATTAGTGATAATACGAATTAGATTAGTAATAAAACGATACTGGAATAAGTTAACATCCACATTAGCGTTACCGATATGCGGATGAATCTCAACCAGATTATCAGGCATGTTATGTTTAATTGGATCTAAATTTAAAAGTTCTTTATAAGGAGCTTGATCAAGTAAAGTAATAATAGTTCCGTCGTTATAAGGAGAAGTATACAAAGAGGCTGAAATATTTCCATCAATCATATCCTGAATAATCTTTCCAACAAGCGGAGAGAAAATATAGTAATGATCTGCGATAATGTTTGTTTGATTAATAGTGGGTTCAGGGAAAATCACATTAAACAAATCTGAAATACGTTTATTCTTTTCTATATCACTTTCAAATAAAGGAAGTGTTTCTTTATCAGTAATAGATTTCAATGGTACAAAGGGTTCTTTAATAACATAAGGAAGACCGTTTAAAGGGTTATTCATTCTTACAGTGTTATCTTCTTCAGCAAACGTTATAGAACTACGATTCTGAAGTTTACCTTTAACATAGACCGTCATGACACGATCATCACGAATATCGTAAGCATTGTTTCTTAAGAGAACACCATGGTTAACAAACCCAGTTTTCTCATGTTTATTGATCTCAGTTTTATCCAGAGTGAAACCATACATTCTGATATGAATATCTTGCATATAAGTTACATAGTCAAGAAACTCTTTATTGCAAATTGATACATAAGGGAAATTGATAAAGTAATCTAACCCATAAGTTAGTTTATGTTTATTAAGATATATCTCAATATGAGAATAAGGAACATCTACCGGGAAGGTCTGTAGACCTGTACCACGATCTTCCTGAATTGTTAATGGAAAATACAAAGTACCATCAACAGCTTCCATACTTAAATTATAAACATTAGGTTGATTTAAATAAACTATCTTAACTTTATGATCGCTAGGTTCTGTTAACTGTAATGTATTCCCATTAACAACGCAACGATTAGAATCATTCGTAATATCTTCCCAGTTAGTGAGTCGTGAAACACCACTAAAATAAGCCGACAATACTTTAAACTCATTATGCAACAATGTCACGGATTCATTATTAGCGAATAGTCTACCAAAATCAGCAGGTGTTTCACCAAACAAGAATTCAACATAACGTGTTGTTGGATTGTTAAATAAATAAACAGGACCAGATGTGGTATAGTGACCTAAAAACTCACCAGCTGAATTATACTCAAAAGCTAATGAATCAGTATGGTACAAAGGAGGGACCTGAATGTTTGTAATATCCGGTATAGCGGTAACAGGAGTATTGGCAAAATAATAAGACACGCCACCGTACCCCATTGCGCTAATAGCAAGATCAACGGATATATTTTTAATACCGTTTAAGTTACATATTTTAAAGTAGTCACTATTTTCAAGTGTCTCAGCTCTAAAATCTGTCAAGGTATAACCTGTGTTAGATAGAACATCAAGTTCGACACTCTGGGGTAATTTATAAAGTTCATGTAATTTAGGAGCACTGTAAACTAAATCTCTCGTTACACCCGCTTTACGTGAGAATAGAACAATGATTTTATCTTGTATAGCACCAGTCGTAAGGTTTGTAACCTCTTGAGCTGTGTTGTTAATAAATGAAGTATAGAAACTATAATCTTTATCAGTAACATTACGAACAGCATAATCTTTGTGTTGATAGAAAAACAACCCTTTAGTTACTAACTGGTTGTCATCACTAACATACACTTCTAAGTCATCTTTAAATTGAATAGAATTAATGACGTTATCTCGGAATACAAGATACTTTAATTTGTTGTCTTTGGTAGAATCAAAAGTCCTTAAGTCATTAATTGTAAACTTCTCTTTCGAAATGATCGATTGATCGTAAACAACTTCAACATAACTATTATCAGGAATATTCAGATTTAAACTATCGGTATAATAACCATCTACATAAACAATAGCTTTACCACCAGCAGACTGCCAACCAGCAATCAGATTTTGTAAAGCAACTTTATCTACATTGTTAAATACATAACTAGATGCATGTTGAATTCCATTACATACAGGATAAGAAAGATATTCGTCTGTAGCAAAGAAACTATTACTATAGACATGTAAATATTTAAAACTATCAACATCAAATTTTTGCTTAAGAGTATATTCAAACTCCATTGCAATGATTAGACTGTTTTCATCAATGAACGAATAATAGATATGTTGTCTTGGATAAACAACACCCTTTTCGTTATAGATCTTTAAGAGATAGTTGCGAGCAACCATATCGTCACTGACTTTAACCCAGACATCCTTATACCAATCTTTACCTTGACGGAGAAGATTAAGGAACTGTGGGTTAAGGTTACCGATCACAAAGACGTGATAACGATACTGAGGATTTGGTAACCTTTTTGTGACATTATAAACACTAACAACAGAAGTTAGCGGTTGATTAACTTTATTAACTCGAACAAGAGAAAAGCTAAACTGTTGATCTTGTCCAGGAGCACAGTAAATATTCTCAAGTGCAAACTTCTGGAGTTTGTTCATTTTAGTCCTCTTTGTATTCTCTCGTTATATAAATAAGAGATTTTAGGAATTCGTCACCAACACCCTTTTTATTCAGCTTCTCGACAATCGTACCAATAAAGTTTTTACTGAATGAACGTTGTGTCAATGCGGCAAACACGAGAGAAACCCAAGTGGGAGGATGTTCCAGAGATAACAGAACAAGTTCCTTACCATTCAGACCAACCCAGTTATTTGCTAAGGTGTTGATTAACACATTGCTGTCCAGATTCTTCAATCTGATGTTACCTGTGACATCGTAACAGGCTTTGCAGTAATCATCAATATTTTCTAAGTCACCGATCTTCTCGTAAACTTCTTCGATAAGTTTCGGTACCATGATGTCTTCTTTCAGACGGACAATCAACTTACCAAAATCATCTTCATCGTAGTTATTCGTAAATAACTTTGAGTAATAAATTAAACTAAGAATACGGAGTTGAAGTTGGTTATTAAGATCTAGACCAAACTTTTTAGTTAAATTTTCTGATAACCAACTGGCAAAGCAAAAATGAGGGAACTTCAAACTGTATAGGGAAGTCTGTTTTCCGACAGTCCACATGCCAGTCAGAATAAATCTCTGCAAAGAAAGATTGTATTCACTATCATTTCTGACTTCAAAATTTTCTTTATCAGAACTAAGTTTAACAACATTTCTTAGATCCAATGCAATCCATTTACCTTCTTTATTAATAATTGGGTGGTTAAAAGGAGTAATATCCTTCTCAACATCGCTTAGCCCGTAAAGAATGACTGGTGTTAAAGTAACATAGTCATCTACGAAGGGTTTGATATTTACTTTTTCTTTTTCACGTATAAAAGCGTAATCGATTGCGATATACTTATTGATGTTATATAAAGTTTCAGTCTTGTCTAAGAGTCTAAGAGTTTTGAAGTCGTATGGTTCGGTGAGAATCATGTCATTTTCCTTTTGAAAATAGTGTGATTTTATATCATCAAAACATGCTTAAAGAGTTTCCCTTTTTTGTCTAGGAGTTGAACATGACAGATATTCTCAATGCAGCACCAATGGTGATCGATCAAGGTACACGCGATCTGTCTACCCGAGTCGTTCCCCGTGCAGCGCTGCAAATCCCGCAACACCTTCCTAAGCTTTTCATTTTTGCTGAAAAGGGTAAAGTGGGTCCGCAGTATGTTGACTTTGATAGTGTTTCTCTCACCCAGCTTTATGGTGATGAAACCTTCAACGTTAATAAGAAGTACTACACACATCAGTCTCCGTTCCTGCAAGCAGTTGCTTCTGCCGGTAACAACTGTGTTATTCACCGTCTTGTTGCTCCGGACGCTAAGGACGTTGCCAATCTGGCATTGTACCTTGACGTTCTGCCGACTCAGGTTCCGCTCTATGTTAAGAACAGCGATGGCTCTCTTGACCTGGATGTTAACGGTGCTCCTATTCCTCAACTTGATTCCAATGATGACCCAGTTTTGGTTGCAGGTCATAAGGTTGCTTGGGTTATCGACAAGACAGTCGCTAATGTTGGTGAATTCCAACGCGGTCTGTTGACACAACGTAATGGTCTGCAAGTTGCAGGTGCTGTTCAGTCTACTCAGTATCCTATTTTCGAATTTGCTGCTGCTGACGCAGGTGAAGCTGGCAATAAGCTGGCTGTTCGTCTGTTCTCTGCTCTGGAATCAGATATCGTTCCGTTCCCATCGAACATTCTGAATGACGGTAAGATGTATCCGTTCTACTTCCAGATGGTTAAGTTGGTCGACACACTGACCGGTAAGACCAATAGCGTTCTCAACAGCTTTGGTAGTCAATATGCTAAGTTCATTGCTCAAGAAAAGGGTACTGATCCTGCTAGTGGCGCTGTCATTGATCTGGAAAAGACCGTTACCGATCAGTATATCAATCTTCCGGTTGCTCAGTCCACGGACTTAGGTTCTGTTTTCGTTTACCACGAAAATCTGGTCGAAGTTCTGACTGCTGTTTACGATGCTGAAAAGGTTATCTCTGATTCAACTCGTGATTCAGTTATTAATAACACTGCACAGAATATCTATGCATTGAACTTCCTGTCGTTTACTAGCTCCAATGGTTCGCCGTATCAGACCGCTAAGCTGGTTGACCTGGTTGGTTCTATTCGTCTGACGAAGAATACTAATCTGTTCCTGTCTGGTTCTACCGATGGCACAATCAATGCAGCTCTGCTTGATTCATTGGTTGCCGCTGACATGGACAACTATAACAATAGCTTGCACGAGTATAACGATCTGGTCATGCATCCTGAGTCAATGATTTATGACTCTGGTTTCACACTGGCTACAAAGAAGACTCTTGCTAAGTTTATTTCTCGCCGTAAGGATACTTTTGTTGCTTGGTCAACATTTGCTCATGATGCTCCTTCGATTACTCTGGCTGACCAATACTCAGTTGGCGTTGCTCTGAAGACCATGATCGAACTGTATCCTGAATCTGCTACGTTCGGTACCCCGGTTATGCGTGGTATCATCTGTGGTGGTTCTGGCGAACTGATCAACTCCCTCTATACCAAGCGTGTCCCGCTGACGTATGAAGTGGCTCATAAGTCTGCTCGTTACATGGGTGCCAAGAATGGTGCTTGGAAGAATGGCTTTGCCTTCGACCGTGCTCCGTTGAGCATCGTAACTCAGTTGAAGAATATCGATGTTACCTGGGTTCCTGCTTCTACTCGTAACACTCTTTGGAGCACTGGTCTGAACTTCGTCCTGAACTATCAGGTCGGTACACAGTTCTTCCCGGCTATCCAAACCGTTTATGAAAACGATACTTCTGTTCTGAACAGCTATTTCACTGCTATGGCTATTGCATACCTGAACAAGGTTGCTCATGCTGCTTGGCGTGAATTCTCAGGCTCAATCAGCTTGACGAACGCTCAGTTGGAAGAACAAGTTAACCTATTCGTTTCGAATGCGGTTAAAGATAAGTTCGATGGCAAGTTTGTGATTCAGCCGAATGCTACCGTCACTGAGATGGATAATCTCCGTGGTTACAGCTGGACGTTGCCTATCAAGATCTACGCCAACAACATGAAGACCGTGATGACGACATACGTTGAAGCTTATCGTATGACTGATTTGGCTGCTTAATAGGAGAAAATGAACATGAGTCGCTTAACTGACGCCCTGATTACTGGTGCTTACACCAGAGACATTGATCGTCCTATTCTTGATTTGAAAGCTGGCGGCCAACACGGCTGGGCTCCTAATCTGACAGAATGGGTTAGCAATCAAGCATACGTTTCTCGTCCGCTGATTTGTATCCTTCTCGAAGCTCCGAGAATGTTCACCGTCATGCCTGATAGCCAGAAGTGGATCTCCAGCCTGAAAGCTCTGTTCGAGCTGCATGCTAGAACCATTGACGGTATGCAAGCAGGTCTGAAGGTTGACACTGAAGAGCATCCGGTTGGTGGTGCAGGCGAGCAGCAACAAGAAGTTGTGAACGTTACCCGTGAGCGTTCTACTCCTAAGTTTACATTTATCGAAAAGTATGGTCGTCCTATTCAGACGCTGCTTGAATACTGGATTCGTTATGGTCTTATGGACCCGGAAACCAAGTATGCGCTGCTGGGCACCATGAACAAATCTGAAGTCAAGGATCTCTTGGCTGACTGGTATTCGGCTACTTGCCTGTTCATGGTTCCGGACCCCATGCATAAGAAGATTGATAAGGCTTGGATCACAACCAATATGTTCCCGCTTGCAAACGGTGACATTACGGCTAAACGTGACCTGACCGGTTCCCAGGAAATGTTGACGCTTGACATCGACTTCTCGGGCATCTCTCAATATGGTCTTGGTGTTAACCAGTTCGCACAAACGATCCTGGATAACATTAACACTGCTAACGCTGATCCGTTCATGCGTCCTGGCTTTGTTAACAAGATCTCTGCTGACGTTGCTGCTGCTAACACGAATGGTTATAAGTCCTGGACTGAAGCTGTCGGTAGCACTGCCGTTAGCAACATGACTCGTTAAAACTCAAAGACTACTAGGGGAGAAATCCTCTAGTAGTTTTTTACATTTATTTATATGTAGTGATAAATAACACCTGAATAGAGGAACTGTCATGAATATTCAACCGCCTAACCCTGATATTGATTTGAACCGTTTCATCCATTTTGGTGATGAACCATTACCAGCACAGATGCCACGCACTATGCGTGATGTTCGTCAGATGCAAGCCATGGGTGGTTATAAAGATGACCCTACCTTATCACCTGAGGAAAATCAAAAACGTAAAGAGCAACTAGCTCGTATGGAAGAAGCTATTCGTAACAAGAAAGAGTTTACGAAATCTGCTGAACAAAAGAAAAGAGAAAAACAGCGTAAGAAGATTGCTGATAAATCTAAGAAAAAGAATCGTAAATAAAATTACATGCGTCGTATATCACCAAGTGACGCAAACAACCTGATACAAGAATTCGTCGAAAATAGAACTCTAGAAGATCTATTAGAAGAATTAAAAATGTATGGTCAAGTCACTATAACACACACAGATAATAATTGGTATTGTGAATATATGCCTAAAGTAAAAAGAAAAGAATATAAGTTTGATAATTATGGTAAAGACTTATTACAATTGGTAAAGACTTGTTTATCAATGGTTTATATTTCCCAAGCACAAAGCTAAACAAGACATCACCAGAGGGTAACTCCCTCTGGTGATTCTTTATCTTTTGATCTTATTTCTCGGACTTTTTTTGGTAAAAGGTGATAATAATGGAAGTCGTCAAGTTTACTGAGACTATCTTTTCTAGCAATTCTAAAAGTGGTATCTTAACACCAGATTCAAACGGTTATTACCCAATCGTTCTGGGTGCTTTAAATACCTATAACAGTGCTGGTGAATATTACACAGCTGAAGGTGCACTTCAACTGTTTGAAAACTCGTCACATCTGATGCGTCGTATTAAGAATGGTTCGTTGTATGCTGAACTGGGTCATCCGAAGAAACAAACCGGTATGACGATGGAAGCTTTCTATCAACGCATCATTACTATTGATGAAGGCAATGTCTGTGGTCATATTTGTGAACTAAGTCTTGACTTTAACTACGGTAAGGCTAACCCACAATTTAACAACCCGGATATGATTGCTATTATCGGTAAGGTTAAACCTGCTGGTTCAAAAGCAAACGCATTACAACTTGCTTTGGAAAATCCTAAGCAAAATGCTGCTTTCTCTATTCGTGGTCTGACAGAAAATAAATATAAAAATGGTCGTGTTGAACGTATTCTCACGAATATTATCACGTGGGATCATGTCATTGAACCGGGTATTAA